CTAGTATAATCATAGCCTGGCATAAACGGTAATTCTTCTGCCATAGACCTACCTATTGTAAAATCCATTGATAGAGTTACATCATCAACTTGAAATCCGAAATACCTTTTCGTACTTGGATTACGTAGGATATTCCAAATAGTATATACTGTCCAGGTATTTATATCTTTGGGTTTAGAATACATATATACAGCATCATGAACTGTACAAGCTTCTTTCATCATTGGCAATTTACCTTGCCTCATTAACCAATAAACAAGGATAGCTCCAAAGTTGGTCATATTTGCTGCAGCACCTTGACATGGGAAGTTAAGACCTAAACGAATTGCATAAGCAACTTCTTGCTTATCATTTGAATATATTTGTGGGAGTCTTCGTTTAGTACCAAATAATTGGGTATAATATCCATGCTTACGAAGGAATTTCTCTTGCTTCTCTTTAAATTTAAGTATTTTAGGATGTTTCTTAAAGAACTCATCCATCTCTTTACGAGCTTCCTCCTTGGTAACTATAATACCAGCTTTTGGGTCTGATAATTTTACTGCTAGCAAAGCATCTCCAATCCCATAAATAAGTCCAAATGCAATTTGCTTTGCTTGCTTTCTCCTTACCTTCCAAAGCTTATGGTCAGGATGACTTTCGTCTTCGTATATTTTACTTGCTTCCTCAATTGGAACCCCATACTTTGCTGCTGCTATACCAAGGTGAGGGTCTACTCCTTTAGCAAATGCTTCCAGATAGGTTTCATCTCCAGATAAATGAGCCATCATTCTTAACTCTGCCTGAGAATAGTCGAATGCCATATATAAATAACCTGGAGGAGCTACCAATTGTTTCTTGATATTTGGGTCTACTGATGTCTTTGGTATCTGCTGCATGTTTGGGTCTGCAGAACTAAACCTATTAGAATCTGTACCGTGTATATTATACCTACCATGTAATCGAGAATCATCTTGTACTTTTTCTGACCATCCTAAGATATAAGTCTTATACATTTTCTCTAAACCCCTCAATTCAAGCATCTTATCAAGAAATATTGCCTTTGGAGATTCTGGGTCTTTTACAGTTAACCTTAATTCTGTTAATGTATCTTCATCTGTACTTGGTTTACCAGATTCATTATCCTTTATTACTGGGAATTTGAATCCAATATCTGAATACATTAGTTGAGGTAAATCAACTGAACTACCAAGATTAACTGGTCTTATAAGTTCCTGTTCTTTCTTAGTAGTAAATACTCCTGCACGAATATTGGTTATCTTTTGTTCCCGAGAATCAATCTTACGTTTATCTTTTGGGTCATTATAATCTAACTCCTCAAGTTCTGCTTCGATTGATTTAATATATTTCTCAATCTTACCTTGATTATATTTCTTAGTAAACTTCTTTACCCTTGGTAAATTATATATAGCTTCTCTTGCAGCATCAATTTTGGGTTTGTATTCTTCAAGGAGTTTTTGATTAAATTTAGTATCAAGGTATAAACCTTCTTTCTCTACCGAAGTTAATACTCGGGAATTACACATAAATAAATTACGGAATACAGAATACATCCCTAAGTCAATTAACTTCTTCTCAAAGAATATCATTAATCGTAAAGTAAAGTCTGTATCTTGACATCCGTATTTACATAATGGGTCTAATTCTTTTTTATCCCAAGGTATCTTATCGAACTTATCTTGCTTCTCATAATCACCATATTCAGGCAAATACCTTCTAACCATATCCTTTAGTCCGTGAGGTTTTTCCTCATTGAGAACATATTTTGCAAGCATCCCATCAAGGCAAGTACCTCTATAATAGATATGATACTTTTGATTAATCTGGTCATCAAATTTCCAGTTCCATGCAACCTTTACAATGTCATAATTCTCAATAACCTCTTCCCCAAATTTCCTTAACATCTTCTTCCAATTCCACCCCGGTGAAGTATATTCTTGGGTTTGGAAATGGTCTAATGGAATAGAAGCACCAAATCCTGGCATCCAAGATACCGAGAGAATAGTTGGCTTGAAACTTTTGTTATAGATTGGTTCAGCATTAGTTTCGTAGTCACAGCAAGCATAACCAGTTGCTTTGCAACAAGCAATAAGTTTCTTGAGTTCTCTTTTATTCTTAATTATCTTATATCTCGTTTCCATATATTATAAATAGAAAGAGGGACATACCCACCTGTAGTAGATACATCCCTCTAATATTAGAATGAGTCCTGTAAATCTTCAAGATTGGTATTTAGGTATTTCCAATCTTTCTTGTAAGAATGAAGAGAATCAATTGTATGATATAAGTAACCGGGTTTAACTCCAACCTCTTTAGCTACATATTCCATAAGTTTCCATGCAAGGTATACATCATTACCAAAATGAGTAACAAAATCTGAACTCCTTTGATGATAGCAAATATGTAATACCTTCTCTCCTTTACCATTCTGACGGATAAGGAAATCATAATACATAGAGCAGGGAATACGTTTACTTCCATCAAGGAATCTTAAGTCTGTACCATGAAATATAGGGAGTACTGCCTTACGAGTATCATTATCCCTTTTAAGGAGTTCGATAACAGATTGCATGGCAGAATCACAATTGAATGATGTACTACCATACAGATATAATTGATTCCAAATACGTTCTGGATAAGTATAATCAAATCTACCATTCACCAAGAACTGTTCCCATAAATCTTTTCTCAGTTCCCAAGCTTTACCAGGATTTAATTCGTACCAACCAATTCTTTCCTCAAACTCAGCATCTGCCCATTCTTTTGAATGCGAGAATACAAATAACCATACTGGGTCTCCGAGTGAAGTTAAGCAATATTGTTGGCAAATGAGTTCCTTTGTTTCAAATTCCTCTTTACCTTCAATTACCTTATTCTGATAGGTCTTTGGTTTTACAGTTTGACCATAACTGTTGAGTTCTCTGCCAAGTTCTGACATTAACTCAAAAGAATTACTGTAGATTCTCATTCTTCTGTTTCTTTAAAAGTTTCTTCTTATATGCTTTACGTTGAGAATAGGATATCACATTTTCTGGATATTCTATATCTTCATATTCTAATAGCAAGTCCTTTGCTAACAAAGCTTGGTATTCATATAAGTCCGGACGAAGTACTTTAAAACTCCTAAAGAATACCTTAAATGAAGACCATTCCTTTTCTGTACCATTTTGGATTTTCTTATAAACCTCTTTAACTCTTTTAGTCCAAGGATTATCTATACCCTTGATTACTTTCTTTAAAGGTTTATAAGCTGAGTACATTAAGAGTGTCTCTACATTCCCATACATTTGAGTCGCAAATAGGTTGATTTGTACTGACTGGTCCGGCCCATACACGTATTCTGCCATCCGTTGAATTAATAGGAAGTCGAATATTAACCTCTTTGTAATCTCTGATGCTCTGATTACCATTGTAATAACTGGGATGTCCTCTTGAAATCTCTTCGAAAAAGTTGCAGCAATTAAACATTGTTTACCGTTATCATGGTGATTATTGAACATATACGTAACATTGTAATTCTGATTATATTTGTTCTTCAGGATTCTTAGTTTGCTACGTAAGAGGTCTAACTTATTAAAATCAATATAATTATTCAATAAGCTCGTCCACTTAGTTTCTTTGTAATTAAAACACCTGCCATAATCAAAATCTGGGTCTACCCATGCTTTACGTATTTTTATAAACACATTGTATGCTACTGCAACTCCACTGTTTGCAGTAGCACCCTTATCAAAAAGAACGGGGTCTAATCTTAAGAAAGCCTCGTTCAATTTCTCCCATGCCTCTTGTGAAGTAGCAAACTCCAAAGAGTGGAGGGTCTCCTCCGTATTCGATTGAAGACCCTCTAATTTTCTATTCCATCCACTCATTAGTAATTTGTTTTTTGTCTCCAGAGGTTAAGTCTTTGTTTCTTAAAGAATAACCTGTAGATTGATTCATCTGAAAATCCCTGTAATCCCAAGAATCCCATATATAGGTAGAAAGCTTTTACCAAAGAATACTGAAAGTCTAATTCCTTAGTCATTACTTGGGTTTGTTTCCATGGTCTACACTTAAGAAGATTCCTTGCAATATTCAATTCATATACTACATTGAATAATAATACCTTCTCTTCTTCGTGAGATGCTTCACTTAAAGTATTAAACCCGGGAGTATAATCTTTTACTGATTCATGGTCTTCATCAATCATATTAAACCGATTAACTAAACCAATACTACCTTCGGTAACCATGGCTATACCCAGTGTAATTACGTCCTTCAATTCCTTTACTTTGAAGTCAGAGTAATCGACTACGTAAGACGTCCCCCAGGAGAAGATATCTTCTGGTAGTATATTTGCAAAGTGGAACAAAGTGAATAGGAATCCCAGAGCATCTCCCTGTTCTTCATTGGCATTCTGCAAATGGTTGAGTACCTGAGTATATTCATCCTCTGTTAACTGGTCAATATTCCATCCCCACTTGTGGCATATCTTTACTACCTCAGAGGTAGATTCATAACCCTCCATTAGTTCTTCGATAACCCGGGCAATAAAATCCTTAAGAACTACCTGATTTTGATGATTATTGATATCAACCGGGTAATCGGGTAGCTTTTCTATTTGCCGGTAGCCGTCTAATTGTTCTAACGAAAGAGAATACATTGCTTGTAAATACGTACCTACTTCTAAAGAAGGTACGATTTCCTTGATATTACGTATGTCCATTACTTACTTCCTGTTGAATTAAATCCACCTTCACCTCTTGTTCCCCACATTTGAGATTCAGAATAAAATTCTTCTGATTGAATCTCCTCGGGTTCTGTGAGATAGATTGGTACATGAATAAATTGGGTTGCTTTCTCATCCACCTTTAGAGTCTGTATTACTCGACTGAGATTGATTATACCAATATGAATCTCTCCTACATAAGGAGAATCTACAATCTCTGCAGTATACAGAAGACCTTTTTTAGAAGCAAGCCCAGACTTATTAGCTGCCATGAGCATAGACTCTTGAGGTTCAATAAGTGGTTTGATACCAGATGGAATAAGGATTCTCCCTCCCGGATAGATTTGAATGTCAGTTACGAAGTTGGTAGTTGTATTTACTCCCAATACAAAATCTGGAGTAAAATGATTTGGAGACTGGTTTGCCTCGATTTGAATCAATTGTTGAGGGTCTAAGTTTCTTGGGATATAGAAATCCAAACCTGCATCACCTGCATTACCTCTCGATGGAGTCTTTACGTCTCTTACTTTAATAAATCTGAATCTGTTCATAATATATTACATTCTTTTAAAAGTTGTCCAAAGGTTAATCTCCGTTGAGGAGTTACTCCAAGTGAATGACAGAATCTTTCTACGTCATATTCACCCTGCATAAACAAATCAGCAAGAACATCATCTTGCCGTACATAATAATTTGGGTTGTTAAGATATAACTTAAACATTGCCCATATCATTCTTAACTTATTGACCTTTCCCATTGCATTCTCTATAAAGTTCTCTAATACGTTTCTTAGGTACTTCGAATTTCTCAACTGTCTTTGAGATAATTTCTTTTCTGTCTTTCCCTTTCCGAATCAAGCCTCGGATGTATTTCTTGATACCAACCGTGTCTTCTAATACATCCAAATCTTTGTATTGATTCTTCTGTTCTAATTCTTTCCTTGTAATGTTCAAGTTCTGGGACATCTTGAATGCACACAGTTCTGAATCTCCGCATAATTTACATTCTTTAGTGGATAAATCATACCCAATACCAAAGCATGGGTCTCCATTACTTCCCAATTGAGAGATATCCAAGGGTGTTAGGATATCCTGCTTGGTTAAGTCAGGAAGCATTTGTTTTTTCTTTGCCATAATTAATCATCTATTTTTTTTTTCTGTTAGTCTTATGACTGAATCTCCAATCTTCAATTCCGACTCATACAGTGGTAAGTAGGAATGTCCAATTGCATTAATAAATAGTTTCCTGATATCACCCAAGTGTTGTGAGTAACGAGAATCAGTATAAATTAGTACTCTAACCTGTAGCCCTGAACAGAAAGATAAATCAAAATATACCTTATATTCATTAGCCATTATCTGGATTGATTGTATATCTGATATCCATACCAGGGTAGTACAGTTAAAAACATGGAGAGGAGTTTGTTCCTCTCCGATTATCTTATCAATGAATTTCTTATATAACTTAGTAATCATAACTTTTGAGTGTTACATTTTGATATTTACAATGAGGACAAGTCCAATCCTTAGTATGCCAAGGACCTCTTAAATCCTTTATATCGCTTTCCTTGAATTTCTTCTTGCAATGATGACATTTGTATTTGTATTCATTGCAATCATACTGAGATGAATAGAGATAAAGTATTCCGATTATCACTCCCAGTACTGTTAGTATTAGTAGTAAGTATTCCATATCTTTTAATTTAATGATTAATAATGCCCTATGTCCCTCTATTAGATTAATTACTTCCTCCTACCGGAAAAAGTAATTATCCATAGTACTTAATAGAACAGATTAAGTAAGGTATTCTCATAAAGAATGAATAGGATGATTCTTCCATATCTTCTCTAACAGAATAACTTTTAATTCTTGTTTTTGATAATACTGCTTCCTATGTTTACCATGCCTATTAAGATAAGGACCTGGATAATGTAAGTCATCAAGGTAAACCTTTTTCTTTGAGGAATCAGTTCTAACCAAACGACCAAGGAACTGAATAGATTTTTCTTGGCTATCCATACTGGCAGCATTAAGTAAATACCTAAGCTTAGGAAAGTTTTTACCTCGAGCAATGATTGTAGTTGAAACCAAGATATCAATCTTACCTTCCCTAAAATCCTTCATTATTTGTTGTCTTATCTTTGAAGGAGTATCTACATGCACACAGGCAATATTATATTTGCTTCCTAGTTTCTTTTTAAAGTATTTGCATAAATTCTCACAGTGTGCAATAAATTTACATACTACGAGTGCAGGATACCTACCTTGTTTAAGATTCCATTTAAGTCTGGAATAAACCATTCTCCTTGCATATTTATTGAAGGTAATAGAATCATCATATACTTCTTTATAAGATACTTCTTCTGATTCCCAATTACCATACCAAGGTTTACTTGGTACCATCTTTACGATTGTACGAGTTGAATAACCTTTCTTGATAGAGTCCTTAAGTTTAAACTCTGCAAGTACTTTACCAAAGAATACTTCAAGATTCATATTCTTTACTTTGTCTTTTGCAAGCTTACTCATATAAATGGTACCAGATAATCCTATACGAACTCTGGTATTAAATAAACGAGTAAGTACATTTTGATATTGCTTACTACCTGCTTGGTCAGCCTCATCTACCAAAACCATATCTACCTTTGCTAATTCATTCTGATAGAATCTCATGTTACGAGAAATAGATTGAACCATGCCAATTGTAAAGTTACTCCAATTTAATACTTTACCTTGAACAAATGTAATCGGTTCTCCTGGTAGGTATTTCTTAAATTCATCTCTAGCTTGATTCAACCAGTCAGAGTCATTAGTTATTAGCAAAGTCTTTAACTGCTTCTTATAGGATAAATAAAGAGACGACATGATAAGAGTTTTACCTGCATTAACGGTGTAATCTAAAACCCCAATTTGAAAAGGTACTTTACCTACCTTATTATTGATTACTGCTTTAACAGCCTTCTCTTGTTCTGGTCTTAATTTATATTCTCCTATCTTCGTAACAACTTTACTGACTTTAGGTAAAGGTTGTCGCATATCTACAACTTTAGGTTTAATTCCATACTCAATACACTTTTCATATACTGCAGGAAGTAAACCTATTTTAAATTCACCATGCTTATTAACGTAATGAATTTTACCATCCCAGTTCTGCATACCTCTTTGCCTTGTACGTAAGTAGAAAGCATTTGGATGACGAATGGCAAACTCTGCATAGAGTTTCTGTGCGAACTTAAGAGGTAAGTCTAAACTACAAACATTACCGTTTTCTATCAATATTTTCATCTCTATAAGATTTTTTATTAATAACTCTTCCTATTGTACCTACTGATACGCCTAACCTTTTAGCTATGTCCTTATAATATAGGCCTTTAGCCTTTAACTTAAATATAAGGATTAAATCTTTCTTAGATAACTTAGCTCTAGAAGCTTTACAAGAAGACCCTCTTAATTTACCATTTTTTCTAGCATCTTCCATATTTTGTTTTTGAGTGCCCCATCTAAGATTATCTACATGATTATTCAAAGGGTTATCATCTAAATGTCTTATAACTAGTTTAGTAGAAGAAGGCTTTGGTAAATAAACCAAAGCCACTAATCTATAAACCCTTTGAGATAAATGATTACCATGATTTGATAGGGTTACAGCTGGATCTCCCTTTATTATACCTCCTCTAAGTAACTTCCAATTACCCGATTTTCTGGAATATACCTTACCATCCCTAGAAACATGATAATAAGGCCAACCTGGTATATTATCTTTCATATTCCCATTCTGTATAATTATCCTACTCATTTGATAATTACAGTTACACCTTTCTTAGTAGAATCATCTACTCCCATAGCTTCCTTGATAAGCTTAATGTGATGTTCTTCATCGGCAATTAACTTATTCAACAAATACATCACATCATCATAATCAGCCCGTTCACTATATAAGGCTAGACTATTCATAATTTTCTTATAATTGCCAATGGTCTCTATCTCAGAGTTCCAGGCAATCTTCAAAGCACTTTCAGGAGAAAAACCTATTTCCACTTTAGGATAGATATCCATCACAGAATCCTGTTCATAGGGGTCTGCCTTTTGTAGAAAATCTGATAACTTGTCGTAGTGTCTCATTTCTACTAAACCAATACCAAGCATTAGCTCTGCAATGGGTTCAAACCTTGACGACTGTTGAGTATACATAAGGATAGCACTAATCTCAGAGAAAGGTTTATCCTTTAGTGCATCCTTGAACATATTAACAATATCCTCTGGCCAAGGTTCAATGTCCTTGAAATCAGGGTAATCTACTGACTGGTCCGAATACTTGAGGACATCAATAAAAGCATTAGCTGCATCCTCTACTCTGTTACCTAAAAATCTTAAAGCTTTCATAACGTTATGTTTTAATTATTAATCTTATCCCAGAGTGAGCCTTCAACTTCAGGTTCCTCTAAGGATTTTTTATTCTTATTTTTATATAAATACTTATTATACCTTTCTACTGCTTTATCAGTATATAACTGAGCAATATCTGGTAGACCATTACACCATGCTAGAGATTCAAACTGAGCATCTATGAAATCCTTATAATCCCAACCTTCTTCCTCTAAGAATGCTGCTACATAAGCAAAGTGAACATACTTTTCAGGATTCTTTTCATATGATTCATATATACCAGTTGCTTTAGCAATCTTACTTACAAAGTAATCATGTACCTTAGCAGTAAGTTCTAAATCTGCTGACTGTAATTTAATCTCAGCTTCGGTTTGATTAGTAATGTTGTCCTGCATGGATATTAACCTTTGCATAACATTACGATAATCTGTCATCCTCTTTAAACCAGTCTCAATGTATTTAATAAATCCTTCCCGAGTATCAAATTTAAAATCCTCACAAAAGGTATTACATATCTCAGCAAGCTTTTTACATAAAGCCCATTCCCTTGTATTACTTTCGTTTATTTTACGAACTCCTCTATGCTTAAGCTTTATACGAGTAGCATATAATATATCGGCAACAAGGGAAGCATTACCCTTAGATGCTAGTAATATATTAGTTACTTTCTTAGTTGTCCCTTTATTAGAAACAACCACTGCTCTAGTATTTATTGCCTCTTTTCGTGCAATAACAAAAAAAGCCTCAACTGGGAAGTTATCTACCTCTAAGGTATTTAATATTTCCTCAAATTGAGACTTAGTAATGTGAATACTGGGTTCTCTCATTTTACTCTATTACAAACTAAAACACCATTAATACAACCCTCGTTATTATCTATTGGGCATTTCTTCCCATAAAGGTTTTTAGTGGGAGAACCAAATGATACATAATATGAACCTCTATTGGTACCTACATACCAAGTAACATTTTCGGGTAAGTTTAAAGTATAATCCCTAACTTTACCATCAACCATCTCACATCTGAAAACCATATTCTTCCTTGGTTGGGGTTTTTCAAACCAACTTACAACTGGCATAAAATACCCTAGAATTAAAAGACCTGCCAAAACTATCATGGTCTTAACTACATAATCGATTATCTTCATATCATTAATATTTTAAGTTATATAATATAATAGGTAATCCTTACTCCAAAGAGTTTCGGATTTGAATTCTATGAATAAAGTTATAGAGTGTTTTACGTGACACCTTTAACCTTTTACTAATGTATATCCTACTATTACCTAAACTCAATAACCTATTTAATCTTCTCAATTTTCTATCAGAAATTTTAAAGTTCTCCCAATTAGGATTTTGAATAGTTTTAAATGATTTCCTTCTCTGTTCGAAAATCATTTGTTGTATATTCATACTATGTGTACCCCATTGAAGATTCCTATAATGGTTATTTAAAGGATTATTATCTAAGTGCATTACTTCATTAAACTTAGAAGGATTAGGATTATATACATATACTAAAGCTACCAACCTACTAATACTCAAATTATAACCTCTACCGTCCTTATAAAGTTTTACCTTAACTCTGGCCTTTTTCGAAAGCCTTAGTTTATGCCATTTACCAAACTTATAAGGAGATCTTTCTATCCGTCTTGAATATAATTTTCCATCTCTAGTAATATGGTAACCTATAAAACCTGGTACATTATCTTCCATCATAATGAGTTTTTAAGTTTAATTAATCCCTGATAGGTAGCATATCTAGTTTCATAAACTTTTTTAAGAACGGCTTTCCTACCTAAATCGTTTACATCCCTATTATCCTCAAAAAGAACTAACTTCACTTTCTTGTATTGTATAAGTTTCAATGCCAATTCTATAGCATACTTTTGAGCATCAAAATCTAATAGAATTATATACCGTTGACAAGGTGCTTTTATTAATTCGTTTAGTTGATATTTAGATACAACTTTACCCATTGTGGCAATTCCTCTATCCCCAATAGTAAGGGCATTGAGTGCACCTTCACAGATGTATACCGACCTATACATCTCCAACGCATCATAATTAAATATGATAAATTCTTTGCCAACTCCTGTGATATCTTTGTTAGGGTTGTTATACCGAGGACCTTGCCCGATAACATTTCTCGCGTTATAATATCTAAGTTGTCCTCTGTAATAAAAGGGTATAATGAGGTACCCAAAGTAAGCCCCCTTTGTCGCATAGCCAATTCCATGCTTAGACAACTCAGAGATGACAAAGCCACGGCTCTTGACATATCCTCTAATGCTTTTTGCAACTTGTGACTGGCCAAGGTTAAGGATTCTAAATCCTTCGGGTAAGTACAAAGGCTTAGCTTCTGTAAGTTCAACCTTTTCTTCGTGAAATTCAAGCTCATCAAATTTTCCACTATTTAAGAAATTAATTAGTTCATGGTATGTATCGAATCCTTCTATATCCATAACCAATTGAGAAGGATTCGGATGTTCATTACATCTAAAGCAATTGGTTCTATACATTGATAAGTTAACTCCCATTTTTAATTCCCTATGACAGTATGGGCATACTGGGAGTTTCATCCAGCCTCTTCGATATTCAAAAGCACCTAACCTCTTGATAAAATAGGTTTTTAACTGGGATTTAAATTTATTAGTAATTTTCATCTATGCCTAACTATATTTAACCTACGTAAGTAATTATTTAAAGTGGTATGCCCTATAGAATATTTGTTACATATATCTCTAACTAACATACCTTCTTGATAATCATTCATAATGTCTTGGTATATAGCTTTAAACTTATAATTTCCAAACTTAGGTTTACTCTTTAAATTTATAATACGAGTAATAGCTGAATCAGAAATCCCAAATTTCTTTTTAAGAATCGACCGGGGTTTACCAAGATTATACTCATAAAGTAAACAGTTGATACTAAATTCGTCAAGTATATCTCGACCTCCTGGTTTAAATCTACCATCTTGAATACACTGTTGGGTATTTTCTTTATAAGTACCCCAATATAAATTCTCTACCCGATTATTAGTCCTATCATTATCTTTGTGACACACACAGGGTTTATTCTTGGGATTAGGTATATAAGTCATAGCTACTAATCTATGTACTGAATAAGTCGAACCTTCTATCTTGACTTTTAAATACCCTCTAATTAATCTGGGTTTTAGTAAGATATTATCTTTAAATACATTACCGTCTCTTGTTATTGTTATTTTCATGGTCTCTAATTGCTTTACGAATTACCTTTCGGATTCTTTTCAAATCCTCAACATCTAAGTTACTGATAGAAGTTGTTTGCCAACCATTATGAGATATTTCTAAAGCTAATCCATCAGTCCATCTGTCTTTTACTACTTCTACATTTTTAGTTCTCATTCCTCTTTTTCTTTTTACCACAGATTCTACAATAGGTTCTCGTACAATACTTATTATAATACTGAGCCCTCTTTCTACCTCCTTTGTGTGAAAATATAGCTCTTCGAGGTTTCTGTAGGGTTTCCCACCAATGCTCGGTTACCCAATCATGAATACCGAGTTTGCATTTATATATCTCCAGTTGTCCTTTCCCTTTTCTTGGAATCAGCATCAGGATTACCTTTCTTAAAAGATTCTTCAAGTTTCTTACCATATACTTCATCATAATTCTTTCTTTGTTCTTTAGTAAACTCTGTACATCTTTGCCTTTCTACATCACACCTAAATAAGGCTCTACCAGAAGGAAGACCATCCCTTTGTACTACAATCTCTGAACGAAGGATATTATCTTTCTCTTCTTGCTCTGTACTGTTAAGACCCATAATGAATTGAGCATTACGTACAATGGCAATAGAACCAGATATATCGTTCTCATCATATTTAGTTGCTTGGTGTTTCTTACCTTCACGAGTAATATGATGAGCAGTCCATACAACATCTAAATGCAAATCCTCAGCAAGATTCTGTAAGTCAATATATACATTTGAGATTCTATCAAAATCCTCTTTATCCTTTGCAATAGAAGCAAGCTTCCCTGCATAGTCAACCATCAATACCTTAATATCAATCCCTTGGCTCCTAAGAGTAAGTATCTTCTCCCTTATATAATTGCAGTCAGTAATTAATGCAGGTACTCTTTCAACGATTAATTCAACTCCAAACCTTGCAAGTTTTCTTAAATGCTTAGCCTCGAGTTTATCATAATCTCCAGTATATAATTCCTTCTTAGTTTTATTGATACTGGATTGAATGAAACGGTCCATGATTTGTTCTTGACCATTTTCTGTATCCACATAATAAACTGACTTCTTCATTCTAAGGTAACCTCTTGCAAGGTTAACCATGAAGAATGTTTTCTTTGCTTTAGGTTTATCCAAGATTACATTGATTGATGCACCTGGGAATCCTCCCGCATTGGTTAAATCGTTTAGTTGCCTAAATGGGCATGGTACTACTGAGGGTTCTGCCTGCCTTTTAAATTGACGTTCAGTAACATCTCGAATCATGAATAAAGGTTCATCCTCCTGTTTAGGTCTACTTCTTTGTAAAACCTTCTCTACCTTTCTAGAATATTCTTCGTACTGTTCAAAGTTATCTAAGTCGAATGAATCATTTAAGTTCTTCATTTCAACATAAGTAGAGAACTGATAGATTTTCTCTTTAATATATTCTGAATCAGATAATTGAATTGAATAAAGATTTTTGATAACCTTCTCGATGTTTGGGATATCATCCTTAGTAACCAGGTCAACATAGTTTTTAGATTCTAGCATTTCTCTGAGTACTTGTTTAAGGACATTCTGTGAGGGTATCTTTCTTTGCTTCTTGAAGTATTTAAGTATACCCTCACAAATTAAGGAATGTTCGATAAGTACTAAGTAGCTTGGTTTTATTCTGCTTAGTACTAAACCTCCTTCCTTATCTTGAATAATGAACCTGAGAATCTCTAACTGAAAGTCAGGTGCAAAACTAAATTTAATTTTATTCTTTTTCATACATTATTATATTGCAATATTATATACTAATAGATTTTGATAGTCCTCATGTAGTTCTGAACTCATGTCCACAATATCTAGTCTTCTTATCCTCAGCCGCTCGGTGAAATTTTTTGATATTCTTATATTATATAAAATATATTTATTATATTTGCATAACGAAATACTTAAAGAATATGAGGAAATGTAATGGAAACAATGGTTCAGAGCTTCATAGATTAAAACCCATGCAGGATTATGATGAAGCAATGTTTAATCGGTTATACAAAGTTTGTAAGCCAGTTATTCGGAACCTTACCAAACAGATTGATTACAAAAGGTTTAACCTTACTCCAGATATAATATCTTCTTATTTCTGGGATAAAATGTTATTTGTTTTTAATAAGTACTACGGTACTTGTAGTGAAGAACATCTTAAAGCAAGAATCCTTTCTTCTCTTGCTACATTTAAGAATAAGCTTCTTCGATTTGCTTATGGAGAGATTGCAGAATACAATCAGAACCTATTCAAACTTGAAGACTTATTTGATAATGATAAAGAGTTAGAGGATGACGATGAAGAAGTTAAGGCTAAGGAAGAAATGCTTGAATTATTATATAATTATATGAAAGAGAAGTTATCTCCCGATGCTTATATGGTATTTGAAGTATTACTTACTCCACCTCCTTATATTAAAGAACGAATTAAGGATGGAGAAAGAATCACCAATATAATGTTGGTTGAGTTCTTTGATATGCCTAGAACTAAGAAGTCCGTTAAATACATAGGAGAACTCAAACAGGATATCCTATATTGGGAAGAAAAAGCTAAAGAAGAACTTCACTACTAACACAAAAGAAAAGGAGCGTTTCCCAACGCCCCTTTCTCAACATCATAAATTAAAAGTTCTTTGTCAACAATATAAGTAGTTAAGACATATTATTATAGTTTTATAATATATGCCAGTACGTAGTACGGTGGTCTATTCTCATGAGGTTGACCTCCACCTGCAGCTCGGGTATCATGGTCCCAAAGTGCTACATAAGAATTATCCCTATCGGTTTTACTACTACCATAAAGGTTATTACCAATCCACTGACTACCATTAATACCGATACCATCGTAAGCCTCAATAAAGTAAGCATCTGCAAAGTTGTGAACGTGAGAAGGTATCTCCTGAGTAGAAAGAGTTACTTTCTCTTGGCCACCAGTATTACCAATCAAATTATAATCTTCATTACCGGATGACCAACCTACAATGAATTTACCTGATAAGTCGGGTGTCTGTAAGTCTTCTACAATCTGACCATTACATAAAGCCCAGCCTTCTGGTACGGAAACTCCATTCCACATTGCAATTAATCCTCTTGGTATATTGGCTCCTGCCATACCACCAAGCTTTTCATCAATGTAAGCCTTGATATCAAAATTAGGGAATCCTTGCAATAGTCGTAAGAGAGTTTCTATATTTGCTTGTTGCATTCCATGGATAGCAGTATTATATTCTACTGGTTGGGGAAACTTCCCTGCATAGGGAACAATAGAATATTTCTCTACTGTGTTATCCATTGAGTTGGTACCTTGACCATATATACCAATCAATACCATTGAGGATTTGTCTACCAAACCTTGAGATACTGAAGCCATAGCTCTATTCACTAGAGACTCATATGATAATTCATTATCTTCTAGTACGTTTGTTTTTGATAAGTTTCTAGTATCCTTAGGTGTTGGATATAGTGGGTCTACAGATCTCTTGTACAGAGAATAGAACGAATTAGACTCGTTCCAGAAAGCCCTGAACTGTACTGGGTTCTGTACTGGTTCTTCTAAGGGTGTATGATAAGCAAATACAATTACATCCTCATTAGAACCCTTTGAGCCTTCAATATTAGGTATACTAATATTAGCACTATCAGAAATGTAGATTGTACCATCTCTTGCTATACAACCAAAGTTTGTATCGGGTCCTTCACCAGAATCTACAGCCTTAGTCATATATCTTGAAAGGATTCTGTCCTTCATTGCTTGATATGCAGGAGATGTAGGTTCTCCATTAGGTAAGAGAGTGATTGCATTGTTTACAATCGTTGCTGAGCCAAATCCACAAAATGGACCCATACCTATGGGTGCAGCTATTGCTTCAGCTGCATCCTTAGACTTTATTATACCTTCATAATCAAAATACGTTTTCATAATGTATCTTCGTTATTGTTATTACTCTTATATTCTTTCGATTGGTTTTTCATATCTTGGAAAGCCTCTCCTACAGCCTTGAACTTGAAGGTTATCAATTTCCAAAAGATAGACCAGATACTGTACTTCTTTTCTACACCATGTAAAGTACAGATATGATTATAAATACTATCTATCTCAAAACAGTAACATAATACCATTACCGTTATAGATACTGTTATTGGATTTAATCCGTAAGGTTCTCCGATGGCTTTACCTATTACGGCACCCAGTAAGATGTAACACAGATAATCAATGATTTTATTAAGAGTTCTTCTCCCGGCTCTAGATTTTCTTATTTCAATCTTCTTTGCCCTACTTGCAGATATGCCAAACCAGAAGTCTGCAAGGATTAGTACAAAGGCTAATAAAATCATCCACCTTAAATCAAAGATAATGGCATAACATTCAGAAGTAAATCCAATGATACCAGTTTTAAATAGTGTGTTAAAAGAGCTGCTTTCCATTTTGTTTATTCTATTTTAAGTGACCATTCTGTTCCTTCCGGAACTAATATATTAATACCTTGTTCCGAAATATCATTGGATTCCCAAGTAAGTTCTGTCTTATCAACTACATCCAACAGATTTACGATGAATACTACTTTAACTGCAGGATTAGCTTTCACATAGAAAGTATGTTTACCTGGCAGATTAGTGAAGAATTGATAAGGGCTTGGATGAACTACATCTGGAGCTGTCTCATATACAATATCTGAAACTTCTCCAGTATCTGAAGTACAGGTTACGATAGTAGATACTTCTTGTATACCCTTACTTAATTCTGCACTTACTGGATTACAGGTTAATGTATACTTAGGTATAACATCTTTAACTGTAAGATTAACTACGGAGCCTTGATAGTAAAATTCATAATTACCTGCTTTATCCATAGTAATAAGAATATTTGAATCATAGGTTTCAGAAAAACCATCAAGAATTATACCAGTTATAACAGAACCACCGTCTCCCCAACGTAAATAGAATTGACAGTTCTTAGATTTAGTTAATTGATATCCTGCCTTGATATACTTCCCTGCATCTTCTGCTTCTTCTGAGTAAGATTCTAATTCATACCAATTCTCATCATCTTCATTCAAGGGTTCTAACCATAAGTATGATTGAGGAGCTGGTACATAATCAAGTACTTCTACTTCTACAGACTTACTGGCATCCCCTACAGATTCAAATTTATAACTACCAGCTTCATTGAATTGGTATTCTGTATTTCTACCATAATAGAAATCAGGACCAACTACATAACGGTCAGTTAATTTTGTAGTTCCCAATTTTACCCAAGTACCCTGAGTATTCTTTTTGTAGATTGTTACTTCGATATTAAAATAATAACCTAAGTTTGCACTTTCAAAAGTAGAATAATAAATACCAGATGTAACCCAAAGATTAACTGAGGCAGAACCTTGGGCATTTAGGTTTAATCGTTTATTAGATACACCTATATCATAGGTAATTGTATAACCTAGTCTATAAGCTACTACAGTACCATAATTACTTGTATTACCAGAATCATCTTTGGTACATCTGAATTGGAATGTGCCAGTAGTAGTTGGTGCCCATCTTTGACCATTACGAACTAAGATACCTGGGTCTGAAATACATACTGCAATCAGTTGGCTAGTATCTTCATTAGGGTCTGAAGAACGTATGGTTATTAAAGATTTCTCACCATTGGTAAGATTTATATTTCGAGGTTCACAGAGTACTGTGTAGTTAGTAGCAATAGCAGTTACTGTTAAGGTTACTTTCTTTGCTGGGAAGTCTGCAATAACCCATTCATAAGTACCAGCAGAAGTTATTTCCCAAATAGAACCAGAATCCTTAGTTTCATAAGTATTAAGTAACTGTACAGATATGGGTTTAATATTGCCCTGATAATTCATATTAGCAGTTACCTTTACTTTGATTACGGGATTAGTACCAGTAATTACCAAGTTATCTGGGTCTGTTCCTCCCTCAACTATGTCAGCATAGATATGATAAGATTTAGTGTAGTATTCTAAACCTATATCTACATAGGTAGTTACTGAATTATCTCCTACGCTCCTGAAATAATATCTTTGGTTACCTTTTCTTGCATAGAAGATAGAACCACTTTCATATTTCTTTGAACTCCATTTGTTCTCCGATGGGTCATACCCAGTTACCTGGTATCTTAAATCAGCATCATCATCATAATCTGATGTAACTGTTACTCTGATAGGTACTTCAGTTATATGCCCGGTTACAATCTTTGCAGGACTGATAAGTGGCTCAGCTACAATCTTATAATTATAGGCTAAGTCAAATCCATAGGCAATCTTCCCAGATACATTATAAGGCAAGAATCTATCGAACAACTTATCTATTGATTGTTTGAAAGACTTGAACTCTGGAGTAGGAGAAGTAAAGCCATGACCACTTATAGAAATACCTACTTCTATACATTGAGCACAACCATAAATCTTATCATAATTATATTTGTCGTACTGAGAATAGTCTGTATCATATAAGGGGTCTACCTTTTCCCATTTATCCATTGCTCCATCTGTTGGGTCTGTAATTGTACATGTTAACCCATACATATTGAAAAGAATTTCGAAGAACTTTCTTGAGCCACGAATCTTAAATAATGAAATTGAATACTTTAAGATAGTTCGAATCTGTTCATCACTTAAGTTGGGAACTCCTTTATGTTCTCCAGTTCTAGCAAAGGGCAATGCTCCCAAGAACTCCCAGAGGTAGTTTAAATACCTCTGCTGAGTTTTATCGATATCGATTATATCTAGAATATTATCAATATCTTTAGTTATATCTTCTTGGAAATAGTTACCACAAATTTCTAGAAATCTTTCTAATATGCCCTTACCGTCGACTTTATAAGTATCTTGCTCTTTAAATTCGAAAGGTAAAAAATCAATTAGGTTTTTAAGATTTATCATACTATTTCGTTTACTTTAAGTGTTAACTGACTTGAGTCTTCGAATACCGGGATGTTATAACCTGGGTCTGTGTAATCTTTGTTTGGTTCTGCAATGGTTATAGTATATCTGAATCCTGATTGATAACCATTGTCCTGGATATCAAGGGTAAAGATAAAGCCATTTATAGTATCCCTAATCTGTGTAGTCTTACCTACTTGACCATCATAAGAAAAACCTCCTTTAACTGAACGTACTGTAAATTGAGTACCTGAAGAGAAAGAGATAAAATAAGACATACTACCATTAGCTTCATCCAATTGGAATTGACCAAGGATTAATTCTTTGTTACCATATACTGTAGTAGGCCAGGGTTTAGTATAAAACTTCTTCAAGTGTAAATAATCTACCGATTCAAGATTATCTATAAGTGCATAGATATCAGAGATTCTTACGCTGCCACCAATGTCTGAGGCTTCCGGAGAATAAGCATTAAATAATGCACTTAGAATCTGAGATTGTATTTCCGATGTCTTATAAGACTTCTTCCCTGTAACTTCTACATCCAAGATAATGTTTACCTTACCTGCAGACTTAACTGTTAACCAAGTGGTAAGTGGTGAGTTCTGATGTAATACATCATATACCTTTTGAATAAGATTGGAGTCAGCAGTAGCACCATTATCTGGAGATATATAAACGATTAGTTTTCTACCACATTCATATTCGGCCTTTGCCTTACTAACTCCATCAACTAGTTTAGCTAAGTCTATGAAATCTTGTTTGGTAATAGCAACTCCCATAGTTTTTACACTCAAAGGTATATGTTCCTTAAGCATATTGAAATTTTCGTATGATGAACCTCCACCTGCAGCATAAGTATTAGATACTGTAGCATCCGTTACTGATGAAGATATAACTGAAGGTACAGAAGTAATCATACCAGATTTTACATTACCATTGATACCCGTAGTAAGGTAGAACTTAACTTCAGATATTTTGGCATTAGCTGCTGGCTTCTGTCCATATTTACCATCACCAAATAAGATATAAGGGTTTAAAGCTTCATCCATGGTAACCATGAAATGTTTATCGGTTGGTTTTGAATAAGCAAAGGTGTTTACCAATACCCAAGATTCTCCACCAATCTTCATACTAATAGTTCCATGTTCGTAATACTTACCATTAGGTAGTGTACCAAGAGTAATAGTTACCCTTTCATCTGAAGGTATAACCATACCATTTATCTGGCTTTCCGTATATAATTCGTGTTGTACAACTGGAACTTTACAAGTAGTTACATTAGCATACCAAGTTACGTCTCTAGATGATAGCCATTTGTTACCATTAGAGTCTGTGAATAAAGTTCCAGAAGGTATAGTTAACTTAGCACCAATAGAATCTCCAGATACATCTCGAGATACTACCAAATCTACTGATGCTGCAATAGCACCTCTTGCATGATAATCTACCAAAGCACCATGCTTAACTACTGAACTGTATTTACGAGCAGTAGGCAAGAATGATTCCCTTGCCATATTATCAATGTAGTAGTGAAGAACTTCGGCAATTGCCGCAAATAATGAAAGGATAATGATTAAGATATTTCCTTCCGAGTAATCAGTTACGAGTACATTGCCATCTTTGTCTTTGATATTCGTAAGTGATTCTATCAGCTTGGCCTTGATCTGTTGGTAAGACCTCTGATAAGGGTTGAGCCATTTATTAGTGATTCCCATATTAATAAGAGTTTAATGAATTTTCATTTTTATCGTAGGTCAGGTACAGGTACTGACTAGTAGAAGTTTCATTAACTACATAATGAACTTCTATGTTTATTTTAGCACCTTGTCTAGAAACGGTAATACCTTTAAAGGTAATCCTTTGTTCCCATGCACCAATTGAGCTTTTAATAAACTCTTTAATAATAAAACTTAGGGCTTGTGTATTTGGCTCCTCTATACATTCCCATAGGCGATTCCCAAAGTTTTCCTGTCGAAATCGTTGTCCTATTAAATAATACATTATAGAGCTTATATTATTTCTTACCAAAGCCATATCACCATTAACGGGATACCAACCGGTTTCACCCTTTTCATTTCTCGTAAGTTGAATAGGGAATATCATACCCTTTCCAACGATGTTAGTAAGATAGTTATCCATTAGTGTATACATTTAGTGTCCTCATAATCTTCTTGTTTGAAAGTAGAGAACGGTTGACTTGCTTGAGTTACAGTAGGACCTGAAGAACCTGGTCCAGTAGTTACACCAGAGTGTACATGAGAATTGAATAGAGCTCTTAGAGTTTCCAGTTCTTTAATGGTATTATTGAGTTTCTCGGTTAGTTCTTTAATATTAACTACTCCTTGATTCTCCCCCTTATTTAAGATTACTGTATCTCCAGAACCTACGCTTACATCACCTTGTGCTTGAATAGAAATGTTCCCTCTAGCAGCAAGGCCTACATCACCATTTATATAAACAGTTAGCTTTCCATTATCATCATCTAGTACCATTAAATTTCCTTCTGGAGTAATGATTCCCATTTTATTGGGACCATCCAAGGGGTCTGGTACTTGTTGTAATCCCCAACCATGATATTCCCATAGAGGTTTAGTTGGGTCTCCAAATTCGAATGTAACAAATACTATATCTCCAACTTTAGGAGCTAAGTACTTGAATCCGTTATTGATAGAACCATGTTGGCCTTTAGGAAAAGCCCATGTAATGATTCCACCCATGACTTCAGGACAGCATACTTTAATACGGTTCATATGTTTCTCCGTATCATTATTATCTACCACTATGCCACGGTAGATAGAGTAGTATCTACCTAAACCTTCGATACCCTCTTCTGTTAGTAATCTAGCTGTTGAGTACATTATTTCTTGTTGGATTTATATCGTTCATAAGCTTTCATTGCCCAATTAAACTCATCGAAGTTATACCTTTCTTTCATAGAAGGAGTAACCTTTGATTGGTCTGCCTTTATGACATTAGTTTTACCATAGAGTGCAGTACCGTTGGAAGTTACTACTGTGCCTTCTGTACGAACGGTACCTGCAGCAAGAGCTTTTGGGTCTTTAGCATTTATCTCGTCATAATAGAACTTATTCTGTAAGAACTCTCCTGCACCTTTCTTATCAATAATTCTACCCTTATCATCCATAAACCTTTCTACAAAGTATACTACTTCATTATAGGTAAAATCATGTACAATATCAGAAGCATTAGCAGTATTCTTTTTGTTCTTACCAAAATCAGTTTTAGCAGAATCCTTAGCATCATTACTTACAATATCCTGAGTACTAAGTTGAGTCATAGATGTAGTTTGTCCATCTCTTGCATTGTTCTTAATCAAATCAAGAGTACAAAGATAACCTTGACCAGCATCCATTGAATGTTGTACAGATTTAATATACCAAAAACCTGACCACCTTTTTCCAACATTATCCAAGTATATTACTTGAGAAGATTGTAATGAAGGTCTACCGACTACAGTCATCTGACATACTAATTTTCTTTCGGATATCTTAAGGCCACCATTAGCATTAGCATTCATTGCCCAAGTAACCTTATCTGCTCCACCATATCGGCCAAAAAGATTATGATACAATTTATAAATGGGTACTAAGAAAGGTACCTTCTTCATTCTTCGTATCTTAACCCTGGCTTTAACCTTTCTAGTCATCGTAGGAGTAGTAACTCCATCACCAGAGTATTTTAATTCATAGGTATCTGGGTATACCATAATACATGGGTCTTTTTCTAAAGCAGATATACCTCTCTGAGATTGCTCATTAGCTGAAGCAATCCTATATTTATTACCCTGAGTATCTCTAAGATCAATCATATAAAGAGGTGTCATACCTTCTGGGTCATATTCTCTTGGGTCTACCCATTCTTCTGCAAGGTATTCCATTTTGTATTCTCCAGTAAATAAGTATCTTTCGTTTTCTAGTAATTGCCTAAGATTACTTTCTAACTCTTTACCGTTCTTTGAGTTCTTTAAGATTTCCTGGATAACCCTTTTCTTATCGTTCGGTAGATTATTTACAGCAGTATTAATTGCCTCACGATATTGCTCAGTACTTAAGTTATCCAATGCTTCTTGTTTACCTGCATTATATGCAACGTAAGGTTTCTGAGAACCGTACTCTTTTATTGCAGAACTAGATTTTTTTACTTTAGCTTCATACTGTTTATGACTAGCTATTATTTCTGGAGATACAGTAATGGGATGAGGATGTCCTAACCCAAAATTCTGTCCAGTTCTATAATCCCATGAAGGTACTACTTCTGTATTATCTTGGGGAGATTTAAGGGGTTTGAATAAAGATATCTCTTCTTTCTCTCTTTCAGGTTCTGTAGTATCCGTAGAACCTACAACTAAACCCTTATCTTCTGGGTCTATTGTTTGAGTTAATTGAGCTTTTACCCTTTTAGTTATCTTTTGCATAATGAAAGATACTCTAAGTACCTCACCATTTTCTTGTTGGTATATGTAAGTATATTCGGGTTCTTGAGTAAACTTACGATTGTGTATGTATATTACACCATCCCTAGAATCAATATACCAAGGACCATTTGCATACCCTTTCATCTTTTGTTCTAATTGAACTAAGATGTTATTCCCTATTAACCCTAAGTCACTATCTATCAGAGACTTTAAATCACTTGGCATAGCTACTTGAGCTACTCCACTAAACCTGTTAGCGTAAAGTATCTTTCCAGTAGTATTTCGACTTTGTTCTGTCGGGACCTGTAGTGACTCGTAAACTTTATTACTTATTACTTGTTTAGCCATTACTGAAATATTTCTATGATTACGCATATATCATTGTTACATCCATTATCCAAAAAGTTGGATAAACTGTATTCCGATAAATCTGAATGAGTGTAAGGTGGTTGGAATCTTAAATCTCCAACTGTATCTATACACTTAATCGTCACATGAGTGCCAGTGGAATCGAATACACAATCCAAATCTCTAACCTTAATACTGCGTACTGGGCTAGAGATAAATTGACCATCAGGGTATATGTATCCCCACTGAAGATAAATAATCGAGCTTTCCTGGAGGTCTTCGATATCTACCGTATCTGGGTCTCCAGTATCAAATGTAATGGTAGCTAAGTTCTCTTTCTCCTCATCATATTTGTAGCTCCAATTACTTATATAAGCGCCAAGAGGTATGCCAGTAATGGGATTCATTACTGGCATACCTCCAGAATTGAACAGAGCCATATAAGGTGTTGCTGTTCCATTATAAAGTATTGGTTGGTTAGGTTTTCTAATTTCAGCCATACATTGGTATTCTTAAAATTTGATAAGGTTCTAATTCTTGAAAAGGGTTCAAGATATTATTAGCTTCGGCAATCAGGTACCACTTACCAGAATCACCATAATAACGATAGGCAATATTCTGTATAGTTTCTCCATCCAATACAGTATGTTGTTTATCGTTATCAGTGTAAGGAACGTTTGGAGGAGTTACCTCTAATGAATAATCTCCCTCATCATACTTAAGAGCAATGGCTCCATCATAGGGACTTGCTCCTGTTAGGTATTGATTTAAGTCTATCATATCTGTATTCCTTTTGTATTCTTTAAATCTTCTTCAGTTACAATATCTTGATAAGATAAGTTATAAGCACTTACCCTTTTGAAGATTAATTCCTGAGTTGCAGCTGCAGGCAATAACTTTAAATCCTCGATTGTACTTGACTTACCTGCTACTCTGGTCCTTGAGGCATTCCTAAAGTTATTCAGAGTATAAGTTGCAGATGTAAGAATGTATTGATGATTATCAAATATACCAGAACTGCCCCATTCGATTTTTAGAATCGGAGGACTTGCCTGATAAGCGTTTGCCTTAGTCCACATTTCCAATAGTCGGCATTTAGTAATTACCTCTTTTGGATTATCAGGGTCATTACAGAACCAAGATACATTGAATTGAATTATATCCTCACTACCCGTAAAGTGATACATAGGAGTATTACGTCCCATAGATTTAATCGTTGCCCAAGTAGTTTCTCCTCGAAAATCAATTGAAGGTGGTCTATTCTGAAGAGTGATATATTGATATGGGCTAGCAGTAAGATTATAAATCACTACTTGATTCATACTTCTTACCTCAGGCATTACTAAGAAAAGTTCTTTATTCTTTGTAACACTCTGACCTTTAGCTGGGTCCATTTCTTCATATCCGAATGGAACTCCACCTTCTACTTGATGTTTTAATTCCATTCGATATTGATTCTGAATCCTTTGGTTTAACTTAGGATTCTTTGAACTAGCTCTTGGTCCAAATGGGTTATTAGGGTCATATACCTTCCCTTTATCTGCAGTATCTTTAGGCAATGTAGAAGTTGCTCTATTGAGATAAATTCTTGCTCTCCAAAGCTTATTCAGAGGACCAGTAAGAACTCCTGCAGAATCTCTGGTGAGGTCATTGTATTTTTCAACAACCCCACCTGCTATTTGATTTAATATTCTTGCCATGATTGTTTAGTTTAATCCTAAAGATATACCAGTAAAATCCTGTTGACCACCAGGAGCAAAGTCTCCAGCTTCGTTTCCATCTACTGATATATTAATTCTTGAATCCTTGAATCCATCTCTGATTGCACCTCTAACTGCATCAATAAATGCTTGTTGGTTTCTGTCTTGAATAGAAGCTTTGGTTTCTTCTGAGTTTAATGCAGCAGTGTTATTATCTACAGAACTTGTAAGACCACCGATTACTTCTATCAATGCAGGGATAGCTATAGAAGCTAGTAGTCCCCAAGGCCCACCTAAGAATCCTAAAAGTCTACCACCAAGTAATCTAGCACCAAACCCCATAGCACCTTTCTTAGCAATCTGTTGGCCTGCAGTTTTAGTTACATTAGAACCTATTGCTGTACCAACTCCCATACCTGCAAGTGTACTCATTGAAGTAAATCTTCCTCTTGCATCTCTTGCTACTACAGTACCTTTCTTGGTTTTACCTATAGCACCTCCCATGGGCAATGCAAAGAATTTACCTGGAGCCATTTGCATAGCAGTCATTCTCATCATCATTGCTGAGATATTTCTCATGTGACCTTCAAGGATTGAAGCTTGAACATTAGTTCTTACCATACCTTCTGCCATACCATTAGTTTCTGAAGTAGCTAAAGCCTGGAAGGTACTAATCATCTTGATAGTACCCTGAATAAACTTAAATCCCTGATATAGAGTACCTACTACTGCACCAGTTGCAACTACCTTTACCAAGAATTTACCTGCCCAAGTTTCTTGCATACTGTTAATAATCTTTAGGATACCAGAACCTAATTTAAGTACTGGGCTAAAAACTTCGGCAAGTGTAGAACCTGCAGTTACAATAAAGTTCTCCCAGTTTGATTTAAACTGTTCGATAATACCTGCAGGAGTTTGTAATCTTTCTTGAGTTAAATTTTCTACTGTACCACTTGCACCTGCAACCTTATCCATAAGTTCAGTAAGCTTATTAGCTCCAGTCCAGTAATCCTGAAGTAAAGCTGAGGCAGCTCTTGTACCACGAACTCCAAAGATATTAAACAGAGCAGAGGAGATATCTATTCCTCGTTTACCTCTAAGTTTATCTCCCAATATAGATATAATCTTATCTAATCTCAAAAGATTACCCGAGGCATCTACTAGAGTTTTTGGGTCAATGCCTAAAGATTTTAGCATCTCACCACCTCCCTTTTTCTGCCCGGTTATGGAAAGTGTTAAATAGCGCATCATGTTTGCTAATGCAGTACCAGCTGATGAAGCTTGGATACCTTGATTACCAAGTACTCCAATGGCTGCAGCTGCATCACCCATACTGATTTTGGCATTTCTAAATTCTGCTCCTGAATATTGGAAAGATTGGGCAAGGTCTGTTAGAGAAATATTTGCAGAGGTTACTGCAGTTGCCAATTGGTCTACTACCTGAGTAGCATTCTGTGAAGGTATATTAAAGGTCTGCATGATGTTAGTCATCAAGTCAGCAACTCCACCTTTCTGACCAAGAGGCATACTGAAGATAGAAGCTAGCTTAGCTGCAGGGCCAATCATTCTTTCGATTTGCTCTACATTGTTACCAGCCATTGCCAAGTACCTTTCGCCTGATGCAATATCTGCAGCAGTAAGAGGAGTTACCTCATTGACTTCTTTGGCTACTTGCATTAGCCTTGCCTGTTGAGCAGCATTAGCTCCAGACATTTTAGAAGCTAAGAATACTTGGTCGTATACTCCTGCAGAATATTGGTAGGCCCTTGCCATACCACCAACCAATTCTTTTCCAAACTCAAAAGCATTAGAAGTTGACATTTGAATACCCCGATTCCAGGTATTCATATCGTTCATCATTGTTCTAAATGAGTTCGATATTCTGCCAGCCTCATTAGAGAATCGGTCTCTTAATACCATTGCAACACCGACCTCGACTAAGCTTCTTCTGTCTATCATTTTCTAGTTTTCTTTTTTAAGTTTTCATAATACTCATCGGCTATATCCTTAAATCTTTTCCTTTCTCGATACGGAAGACGCAAAAAGCTGAGATAGTCAATGGCTACCTCAGCTCTACATATATAAGTGAATGTACCTGGGTGGTCTACGCTTCCGTCAGGTAGAAAAAAGTCGGTGAAAGCATTATAGGATATTTATCAATTCTTCCAGGTATACTTGGATGTTCTACATCGGTGTTACCATCGAAGACTGGGTCATATTCAAATATTGTTTTACGAATCTCTGCAATGTCTCTTACTGAGAATAAATGGAAGCTTTCTACCTTTTCCCATTTACCATCAATCTGAAGATGTAAGTTCCTTGCAATCAATGCTGCATTACGAGTTTGTTTTTCTATTGGTAAAGTAACCAACATTCTTTCTCCTGCACCAGTAAGCAAATCAAATTTAACTACCTTACCTGAAGATAGAGTTACTTCGTAATCGGTAAGCTTACCTTGTTCTGGATAATAAGGGATAGCGTTTGGTTTTTCGGCCAATTCCTTTTCTGTAGGAAATTCTCCATAGTTATCGAATAACATCTCGCTTAAGGATTGACCGTAAGTTTGTACTCCGCCTTCTTGGCCCCAATCATATTCAAATTCTACTTCATCACCAAGTGAGAAGATTCTTGATTGGAATAAGATACAGTATCTGTCATTCAAAGGGATACGGTCTGCATCCTCTACCGTTAATCTACGATTAGGAGTAAAGTCGGTATCAACTACAATTGCCTGAATGAACTTAGTAAGGTTCATAAGGTTTCTTACATCCATAGGATTAGATAAGATATCCTCATCTGCACCATTCTGTTCCCTGATTGAGAATTTATAACCTGATGGGGTTATAAACTCATGTGTTCTACAATTTAATTCCATGTTTAAATAAGTTATTTGGTTATACTTTAGTTCATAGTGTTCGCTGTAACAACAAGAAAGGGGTGAGCCCTTTCTAGGAATCCCACCCCTCCCACCTAAAAATCTTAGTGAAAATAGACTAAGCGTTTTTAATACTTATCTACAGTACCTACTGAGAATTCGATACTTTCGATAGTGTTTTCTGAAGCCATTCTGTCCAGGTCTAATCCTGTAATCTTACATGGCCATACCTCTTCGAAGAGGTGGGTGTTAAGTACGGAAACTCCATCTTCAGCAAGTTCATTTACGATTACATTTTCCCAGTATTGGCTTGGTACCAAACCTCCACCAGCAATCATATCTTGGCATGAATAAAGCCAATCATGAAGCCATGTATCTGAACCTGCAGTAGTTAAAAGTTTACCTACTACTAAGTTACCTACAGTAACTCTACCGGCAGTTTTAACGTCCCGGTTAACGGGTCCATGAGGAACCTGGTCAATCTCTACATCTGGCAAAGTACAAGTTTGGAACAGATAAGTATTGATTGGGTGCTTAGGGAATGTGATACTCCAAAGGAATTTCTTTCTTGGATTCTTTACTTTTGCTCCCATGTTTTCTTAATTTTATTCGTTAACGTCCTGAACAGATACGGACTTGGATGCCTGGTCAATATAGATGCCCATAGTGATTTCTTGCATCGGAACGATATCCTTGAATTTCAGGATTGCTTTGTATTTACCTTGACGAACATCGGCTTCATTGTTAACCGATAAGTCATTGTACGAGTTAGCGTCTTGGTCACCCATCCAGGTGTATTCAGACATAGCATCTTCATCTACTAAGTTATCCAGCATTGGTTTAACTTCTAGATAAATCTTATTCCAAGTATTCCAGATATTTGGTTCTTCCAAATACTTTTCTAGAATAGGTCTAAGATTCTTTTTGAGATACAGATTCAATCTTACAATTGCAAGGAATCTTTCGGAATCCTGTTTTACCTGAGAAGAGAAACAATGCCATAGCAAAGTTTGTTTACCTTGATTAGGAACATCTTTGATACAGATTATGTTTACATAATTCTGTGCCAATTCGTTGAGTTCTTTAGTTCTTGAAGGAGAACCATAGTTCGGACATACAGGACCATTACCATCGTAGATAATACCACGATTCATACCTGCAAATGATTTCCAAGGACCAAACTGAGAAGCAGAAGCATCTCCCAATCCTGCAATGGTACCAAGAACATCGGAGTCTACCAAGTTACCATCGGCATTGTAGTATTTAATACCACCACCGAAGTAAGCAACATATTTACTGTTACCTACAGTACCAAGGCAAGTCTGAATCCAAGTGATGATTGATTTCAAGTCGCTTGGTTGGTCACCCTGAGTATAGTGAGTAGTATATTTTGGTACTTCAATGTAGTAGGTATATTCTTGCAGTTCCTTAACCATATCTACAGCAGCCTTGTGTACTTTAAGTACATCGGCAGAAGCTTCAAGGTGTTGGTCAATATGTGAACAGAAGATTTGATATACATCTACATAATCCTTAACGAATTCCAGAGAAGCAATCCATTCGTCTGCCGTAGGAGTACTACCGGCACTACCAATTGTACCATTCAATTTTACTCCATCGGCAGTGATAGCAGCACCATTGAGTTTAATATCAATTGGGTTTCTTGTCCCATCTACATCATCAGTTAACCATTTGATGAAGTTGTTCCAAGATTTGATGTTCTCTGTCTTTTCAGTTAATATCGGAACGATATATTCTGAGTTCTTTGCAAATGCACTCAGAGCAAGGTAATCTACAGAAGTATCATTGTTATCATCTGCAGTTTTGTAGGTTACTACTGGACCTTGTTCAAGTACCTGGCCATTAGCACTAATTACTTGATAGTAAACCGTGTTAGCCTGTTTGTAAATATTCACAGAGAAAGTTTCAGCACTACCAACTGGGTCTCCATATCCTTTAGTTACCAAACCAAAGCCAACAGCAACTGAACCAGAAGTAAACTTGAAAAGAGTAGAAGCCGTGGGTTCCTCTGGAGTTGCAGAAGCTACTACCGGAGAACCGTCTTCAGCAGCCTTAGGAGCAGATGCAGCTTTAGCTCTTGTTGCAGCAGATACTACACCTTTGGTTGCACCCTTACCAAGTACACGAATAATACGAAGCTTAGAACCACCATTGAAAGCCTTTTCGATGTTTGATACAGAACCATCTGGTACTATCTCAGAACCAAAGACTCTTTGGAATTGAGAGAAAGATTGGATAAGTTCTGATGGGTCATCATAAGGACCTTTAGTAGTTCTAGCCAATACACATGAAACTCCTAACATAGGAGTAGTTTGAAGAACATTTTCGTTCTTAAACTCGAAATTTACAGATGGTGAATTAGGCATATTTATACTAATTAAGTTAATTACTCATTTATTTAATACCCTCTAGTATTGAGCTATTTTACGTTAAGGTTAAGTAAATCGGATTCTGGCTTTTCGGTTAGTCCAATCAATACTGAGATGTCTTGAATTGGTACAAGTTCGCCTTCTTCAGCAAGCTTCTCAGGTAATATACCATCCTTACAAGTATACTGATATACTTTTTCAAGTAGACCATGACTCTCATCTGGGTGGTCATAGTAATTACCTATTTCGATAAATAGGTTCCCTGTTGGTGCTACCCGACCATCTTCCCATTCTTCTAAGTTATTATAATAAGGTCTTACGTATCCTCGAGAAGGTAATGCTTCATACATAATACTATGAAGTAACCTCATATCGGCTTGAGTATTAGATACCAGGTGAATATCTAGAGTTATATCCTTCGTTTCATAAGGAAATTCAGATGCTTGGTAATTTCCACCCTCTAGTTTATCACCAATGATATATTTGTTCACACCTATATCACCATTATAGAACCCTTGCAATTCAATGGTAATTCTAGGGCATGTCTTTGCACCCTTAACCTGATTATTACCGATACCAAATATGGGAATGAATTTAGGCATAGCATCCTTATCTGCTTGAAACCTTTTTTCATTCTCTTGTGATAATGGTAAGTAGTCTTCTGGGTTAAGAGTTAAACCTTTCTTAAGTGCTGTTTGTAATAGGCAAATATAAAAGGTTCTTTCTACGATTTCTTCTGTATTTACCATATTATACTAATTGAGGTATTAATATTACATTAAACTGGTATGTACCACCATCAGTAAATATACATTCCCAACCTCCTGAAGTACTACCAAACATAGCTCCTGCATCTTTTCTTCCTCGGGCAGTTGCTGAGAAAGTAGCCTGTGCTGAATTAGCTATATTACCGTAGTCGGTAATCCAATAGTATAGTTTAGTACCTGAGTTAATATCTGCAGCTTGTTGAGTTTGAGATATAGTAGGTATTTTAAAAGCCATTACCTCTTGTGATACTTGTTTTCCTTCTATGAGTTTACTTCTATACCCAGTAATACTAAATCCTGCTGAAGTTTCGTAAGCATTTAAGATTTGGTCTTTTGGTATACCTAAATTAACTGCAGCAGGTTCTACCCAGTATCTATATGATACTTCTCCAGCAGCTTGAGTTACAGTTACAGTTTTAGTTAGACCACCAACTTGCTTGATAGTTATAGTTCCGCTAAGAAGTTGTTCTGTGTGATTCTTAGAAGTAATGGATACCTCTAGAGTCTTTTCTTCATTGTCCATAAATCTTAGTCCAGCAGTAAAGGGTGGTTCCTCTAAGAATTCTGCCGTAACCTCTACATTTTCCCAATCTCCTTGGGGTGTACCATTAATCATTTCCCTACGTTGAGAAGTGATTGCCAAAGTATCAGAGCCACCCTTACCCAATAGGTTGATGGCTTCCTTATCTACCTCTAATTTGTATTCGTAGTTAAGGCTGCCTTTCTTTTGAATAAGGTTTACAGTCTTAGGTACTCCATTAACTGTAATGGTAAGGATGGCTTTTTTATCTGCTTCTGTATCATTCACTTTTAACGGATGTACCATTACAAGTGCAGGACCAGTACCAGAGGTTTTATCTGCTTCAAAATCTGCCATTACTTTGTATATTTTCTAAGTTCTTTTCTTAATTGATTTCGTATCTCTTTCTCTAAAACTACGTTTCCACCGGCTGCCTCAAAAGCAGGTTTCCATAAAGGACGAGGTGGAAGATTACCATCTCTACTACCGTATTCCAACATGATAGCAATTTGATTAAGAGTTTTTCGAGAAGTTCTACCAGAGTATGTTATCTTCCTTAATCCTGGAGGAAGACCAACAAAGGTTCTGTCTTTCTGAGTTACCATAGTAACTGACCTTGCATATTGACCAGTAAGATTTAATAGGGTATGTGCTCCATACTTCTTAAGTGTAGCAGTAGCATGAGGAGGCCAAGAAACTTTGGAACCCGGTGGAGGTAGACCATTATTTAAACTACGTCTTACTATACGAAGAAGTTGATTACCAAACTTCCTAGTACCTAACTCATAACCGAGTTTCATAATACTGGGAGTTTTAGCAATCAACCTCTCAGCCTGACGTTGTTTAACGGGGTCTACATAAATCTGAATATCACATAGATTATTCGAGAGGTTTATGTTAACCTTTTTGCTTGGCATTGTTATTTTTATTTAATCCCAACTCACTGGCAATCTTCATAAGAATATCTTGTTGCATGGATAACTTCTCTGCTACCTCAGTTTTAAAAGCTTCAAATTCTTCTTGCTTATAAGCTGGAGCTGGTTGTTGTTGAGGAGTTAACATACCTTCAATGGTATGATATATGTTATCGCATTCAGTAACTATTGCCTCATATTTATCTCGGTTATTGAGAATATTTACGGCATTAGTTCTTTGGATATTTACTTCGTTTACGATATTGCGTAAGTCGGTAGTGTAATAAACATTATTATAAATACCCTCTGCTAAATCTGTGGGAAGGTATATAGTAACAGCAGATACAGAATCTTGAATAGAGATTTCTGTATTTGCGGCAAAGCTTCCATCTGGGCCAGTGGCTCTTGGTTTACTTTCACCAACTTTTAATACTTTAGCGGTATCAAAGATTGGATACCCAGAACGTCTGTCTCTCTCTAAGGTGTATATGGTATCACCTTTCTGCAATTTAGAAAAAATCAAATCTTCCATGTTCATCTTTTATTAATTAAGTTTAAACCAAATGATACTGCACCTGGATTCCTTTGCATAAAGTCTACCAGGTTTAAGAATTGATAGTATCCAAATTGGTCAATGAGTGACTGTGCTTTATTTGCTACTTCCTTTGCTATCTCTGCATTGGGAGCAGGCAATGTAAGTTGAATAGTAAAATCTTTTAGTTGATTTCCATTGGTTGGTTCTTTCTTAATCTCTTCACTTTCCATATCGTTTTATCTTTAGGTGGGTATAAACGAAAAAAGGAGTACACCTATGTAAGATGCACTCCTTCCTAATCTGGCTTACGTAATGACGACGGTTATTATTAAGCCTGAGTTGTGTTTATTACAACAGCAACCATCATTACAACCGCGGTCAGCGACGATTACACCCTCACCACCAGATTTAACTTCTACTCCCATAGTCTTTAAGTTTTAAGTTGTTAAACATAAAGTTAATTTTTAAAGTTATTCGTATATGGCCATATACATTAATAATGCTATAGTATCGTACTTTAAATTTTCTGTAGATTCCTATGGATTCTCCCATGCGATGTTAAGATTTAGAGTTGGAAGATTTTAACTCTAATTAAACTGAAGGTTTTACAGAAGGAGATTGATAGTATAACCTTACATAAATAGCAGGTAAATTACCTCTTACTGGAGTAAGTACAATCATACCTACATACATACCATTAGTAGGTTTATTATTAGATAATCTGGCTTCCCATCGTAAGGTTAAACTTCCACCATAGGTTGGGTCATAATCTATATTATCTACTGTAACTTTAAAGAGTTCTGATGCCGATGAGCTACCATACTGAAACTCTGATATATTATAATATCTGTCAGTTCCATTCAAGGCTATTGGCAAACCATCATAACTAAATTCCTTTAATGAAGGAGCTGCTAGTAACCACTTCTGACTAGTAGTAATGGGTTGAGCATGGTAAACTACTTGGATATTACTTTTATTGCTACCATGCGCTCCTAAATTTTCTCCTCTACTCAGATTAGGTAAAGAATCACTACCTTCATTAGATCTCCAACCAATACCCATTAACAAGGAGGCAGATAGACTACTGTTATACACATCAAATGCTACTTCTGGTGTATGGGGGGATTCTTGAGTTACGTATAGGTATAACCTTTTATTTGATGGATTACCCGGTTGAGTAAAGGTCCTGGTAGCCTGCCTATCATAATCTTCCTTATTCTCATCTACCAAATAAGCGTAGTCATAATCGTTTTTGGCAGTTTGACCGTTTTCTACTAACCTACCCCAACTTACTGGAGTTGCAGTATCTTCGTCTTCATTAGGTTTTATATACTCTGTATAGGCAACCTGGGATTGATTGCTAGCAAGTAAGTACTCACATTTAGAAATTATGGTTATAGGAGAAATGCTACCTGCACTAGAATCATGACTTACATTCTTTATAGTTACACTTTCAACTTGGTCATACCATTGGAAGGTCCACCTCTTTACAGTTGCTACTGGTTTATGAGTAAGGTACAGATAAGCAGATTTACTTGGGTAATCGGCTATCCTATATTGTACTGTACCCTTTAAATCGAATACCGAACCATTGATAGACTTAGGATATGCCCTTACGGTAGTTATAGTTGGGTCATATGATAACGGTGTATTTGTAACTGTAAAGGAATCTATACCAACTCCACTAAAAATAACTTCGTATTCTGCAGCTTCCTCAGTATCAGATTCTATACCATTAATTACTGGTTTTCTCCAACATTTTAAATCTATAGATTGACCATGACTAGAACCAAATTGAGTACATTCCCAATTCAGGGAATATCCCCCTACATCGGGATTACCGTTAAAACCAATATAATAATTATAGGATACAGTTGCAGCTGATTGGTTGATATCTACTTGGTCAAGATTACTTGTACCTACTTGTCTAATTGTTACAGTAGCACTTCTAATCGAAGACACTTTATTCTCTAAGCAAGTTACGAATAACTCAGCTTGGGTCATATCATTACTATTCTTTGTAACTTCTAACCAATTCTCTTCTGGTGTATCAATGGTTACTTCTACAAATTCTTTAGTTGAAGTCTGTGTACCATTGATTACCTTTGTTCTGTAAGAATTAACTACAATAGTATCTGGGTCTATCATCTTAGCTGGTACATTCAGTACCTTGGATGAAGGCTGAAATATACTAAAGGTATAATTCCAAGTAATACTTGCAGCTTGTTGTTCAACTGTCAAAGTTATCGAAGTATCACTACTACCAGTTTGAAATATAACGATATCTGCACTTCTTTGACTAGTAGTTGTATTCTCATCTACGGTTACTATGAGTGTATTAGATTGCTCTTCTACATGAATCCAACTTGGAGAACCCGGTATAGACGTAGTCCAAGTAGTATCTTCACTTTGACTTGTAACAGAACCGTTAACAATCTTATACCTTTTACTACTTATGGTAAAAGAGTAAGTACCACTAGGCTTAGCAGGCACTTGTTGATTTAAATCTTGAGTACCGTTATTTACCTTTAGTTCATAAGACCAAGCAACACTAGCACCTGCTTGTTTTACACGTAAACTTAGAGTTTTACTACCGTACTCTAAGTTTAAACTACCACTAAGTTGAGATTCAGAAGTATTCTCTGGCATAGTAGCACTTATACGATATCCCACACCAAGTTCATAAGTTACACTAGTACTACTTACAAAACTAGGTTTAGTTTTTACAGTAGGAGTATCATCATGCCAAGTTGTATCTTTACCATTTACCACGTCCCAATAACCAGACCTTACTAAAGCTTTAACAGTTCCTCCAATATTTGGAGCTGTAGGGAAACTCTCCTTAATAACCAACTCTTCTCTAATGGCTACTGTACCTGCGGCCTGACTACAAGTAATGGTTATGGTTTTGCCTGAACCCATCTGCTCATATACTACAGTACCAGTTCTTGCTTGAGTTGTGGTATTCTCTTTCATGGTAATAACCACAGCAGCAGTAGCACTTTGTATTTCAGCAGAAGTAGATTTAACTTGGATATTAACACCTTCAGGTGAACCTTCTACTAAAGAACCATTAATATATTTTTCACGATAACTACTAATTGTCCCAGATTTAGTTGTACCAAGGGCATCAAAGTTTAACGTTGGAATAGAAGTAGTTAATGTATATCTCCATTCTACTAGATATGCACTTTGAGTTACCGTAACTTCTTTATAGACGGTATCCATAGTTGCCCTTACTACTACACTTCTTTGATTTGCAGTTTTATTTTCTGCTACCGTCAAAGTAGTACCAGATAAACTAAATCCGGTTACTGCAGTAGGTATACTAAGTGTAGGAGTACCGGTAGCATCGGAAGCTGCATTGGTTGCACCTGAAGACCAATGATTAGTTCTGCTTGCCCTTGCACTTGCAGAGATTTGTGATGTACCTCCGATTTCCGTAAGTGTACTAGGATTTGCAGAAATGGAAACTACCCACGCACCCTGAGTTACATTGGTTATCTTATTTTCTGCTTGATATACGTCTTTAGTAGCCGTACCCGATTTACCATTACAAGTAACAGTAACTGTTCTAACACCAAGTTTAGTTCTGGCTTTTGCAGTAGTACCAAGATTAGAACCGGATACTGAAGCATTCCATGTTTCTGTACCTCCGGTAGTTAAAGTACCTCCATCGTTGGTTTTACCATTCCATCCCCATGGTTGAGTCCAAGTGTAGGGGAAAGTATGAGATGCTCCACCTGATGCCGGGATATCAGGTACATCTCCAGTAGGAGTTATGGTAATATTTCCATAGGTTTTTACACCAGCAGCTTGAGTTACAGTATAGTTCTGTTTTTTATTAGATTCGTCCTGTGTCCAGATATAATTAAAACCTCTTGAAGATTCAGTTTTATTTTCTGGGATGGTCATCTCCAAAATCTCAGAAGAATCTGGGTCATCTGTTCGTTTATAACTAACTGGAATTTGACTACCATAATTATGGCCATTCCTTATCTCTTGCTTGTAAGAATCTATCTCAAAAGTTACTTTACCTCCCAAAGCCCCAATAGAATTACTGCTAGCCTTAGTCAAAGTAAAAGTATAAGCCCAAGTAGAAGTTGCTGCAGCTTGAGTAAATTGAACTGTTATCTGTTTACCCGATTCATTCTGAGTAAAGGTCATATTAGCTGACCTTTCAACTAATCCAGTATTTTCTTTAGCTTCATATTGGGGTACAGTTTGATTATAAGATACCCAATCAGGATAAGCCGTCTGTGTATAACTTACTTCAGTATAACTACCCGATATTACTCCATCTACATATTTCTGTTTTCTAGAAACTAAACCAAACCATAGATTTGGAGAAGGAGCTCCTCCACTAGCAGGAAAACTTAAAGTAGTTCTATCTACAGTAAATGTATACTTATAAGTTACCTTATGAATATCGCTGAGCTGTACGGTTTCATTGTTTCCATAGGAACTAGCATTGGATATTTCCAAGCCAACGTAATTTTCTCCCGTTCCTGTAGGAGAGAGTGCCAACAATTCAGCCTTGGTAGGGCATTCATTTGAATCCTTACCAAGGCCTACTTTAGTTTTGACAGCACTCCATGTTGCTATCTCACCCATATTAATCTAAGTTTGTGAACAAAAGTTTTTCTCTTAATTCATCAATCTCGGCTTTCAGAAGTTTGATACCTTCGATTGCCAATACTGACATCTTAGAATAATCTACCTCTTTAACCAAGATATAGGTTTCTCCATCCTTTTCTACCTTTTCAAAGGCTTCGGGATTAGGAACTGTTTCAGGTTTAACCGTATTCTCAGAGACTAATTCTGGGAAATGTTTTTCGATTGTCTGAGCAATTGTACCTATATCATGATTACCTCGAATCATAAATGAATCCGTTGGAATAGAGCAGATTTCATCAAGAGTATGTTCCAAAGGTTTAATGAAAGTCTTAAGTCTTTCGTCAGATTCTTTCCATAAACCAGAAGGAGCAGATACCTTCTTAAAGATAATCTCAGCAGTAGTACCCATTCCCAATTGGTCTCTTGTTACTCCATGAGGATTACTCTTATTCTGGATGTGAGTAGTAAGATTGGTTTGAGCGTTGGTACCTGCAGCCTTGGCATCTGCAATAGCCGTAGCTTGAGCAGTAGATACTGGTTTATCTGCATCTGATGTATTGTTAACATTACCCAATCCCACTTGAGCTTTAGTTACTCCATGAGGGTTAGATTTATTACCAATATGGGAATCTACTTTGGCATCTGCAATAGTATCTGCTTGAGCTCTTGTTGCAGCTTCATCTGAAATTAATCCTTCTATTCGGGTAACCTCACCTTTTCGGTCATTGACTTCCTTAGTGATATTATTCTGAAGAGTAGTATCAGCACCTCTTAATTCTTCAGCAACCAATTCAACTGCAGCTTCAAGGTCGGTTCTTACCTGAGTATCTGCAGCTTTTCTATCTGATACCTCTTTATTGATAACAGTAGTAAGTTCCGTTTTAGCAGCAGCTATTGCAGTATTCCTATCTACTACTTCTTGAGCAATATCATCAGCCAGCTCTCCTTGCAAAGCATTAATAGCAGCTTCCCTTGCAGTAGTCTCATCGGATATCTGTTTCGGTAAAGTAGTATCCAACTTAACTTTATCAGCAGCAGTCATAACACCGGCTTTAGCAGATGATGCAGTAGGAATTTGTAATCCTTGGATACCAGTACCATCTGCCCTTTCATAATTTATGGCAGCTTTAGAGGCATCTGTAACAATTGAGATTAATCGTATAGGATTAAAAGCCATAAGAGCATTAAGATTGTCTGTAGTAGTCTTACCTTTAGCTCCATCATAAGCAGTACCAGATATCTCACCAATGATTAAACCTCCAGAAGTAATAGGTACCCAAGTAGTACCTGACCAACGGAATTGATATCCCGGGTGTCCCCCAGTTATATCATTGTAAGACTTACCAGCTTCTCCAGTAACTGGATTAGCATGAGCAGCATCAGAATATAACTTGATATTAGATATCTGATTGGTAGGTGATACCTCGTATGTAGCATATACATCAATTACGTCATCTACATAAGAAGGTAATTGAGCTGCAGGTACCTTACCATCGGAACCCAAAGAAGCTAAGCCATTTGCCTGACCCTTAGTTGCCTTGAAGGTATCAAGGTCATCTTGAACTCCCTGAATATCCTCGGTTAATTCGGTTTTCAAGGCAGTATCTGCAGTAGTACGGTCTTGGATTTCTTTATCAATCTTTGCACCTAGTGCAGTATCAGCTGAACCTCTATCGGTTATCTCTTTATCTACTTTTGAGCTCAATGTGTCCAGCTGAGTTTTCAGAGAATCATTGCCCTCAACTCTTTCTTTATTGATTTCAGATTGATACTTCCCAAGCTCTTTATCCCAAGCTTGGTCAGTATTTACAATCTTAGGGTCTGTGGTAGCATTTACCAAAGTACCATATATAGGAATTTCTGCCATAGTTATAAGTTTTTATCCGATTACAAAATTGAAATTACCAGCTTTTAAAGCTCCTTCAGTACGGTAGCATTTGTATGAACCTTTACCTTCTACAGTTACTGTAGCTGCAGCAGCCATAGGAACTCCAAATCCAGAAGAAGTTACCTTAGTTATACTGAAGTTAGAAGGTACGCATAACCATACATATTCTCCTTCAGCAATTCCCGTCATGTTATAAGTTCCGTTAGGAGAACTCTTTATTGCCTGTTTGGTAAGACCCAAAACATCTTTACCGGTTAATGCTGCCTTAGCAGAATGTCCAAAGTACATAGGATAGTAAGCATTTACGTTAGCAGTTGCTGTTTTAGTTACACCCTTGCTTGTAATACTTAAAGTATAAGTAGTACGGTCATCCTCAGTATTAAGGGTATCCTTAATATTTAAGCTAGCAATTGGTGTACTGTTTATAACAGTAGTTCCTCTTTTAACTGATAAAGTTTCTGGAACAAGCGGTTTACTGTTGAATAGGTTATTACCACGAATAGTAATATCTGCATCAACTCCTTTCTCAATAATTGTAGGACTTACCGAAAAGCCAGAGATTTGGGTAAACTGAGTATATAATACTTCCCAAACCTCATCATGTCTACCGTCGGCAATTTGCTTATCCAATTCCTTCATGCCATCTACAATGTTTGAGGATTCTGAAAGGTAATTAGTATCTTCCAGAGAAGGCAATGCCAAGGCCTCTGTAAGACCCACTGCAGTTTTTACCTTAGTAATCTTATCATCGGCATCTGCCTTATCTACTTCGATACGTTTCTGTACTTTACCGAATGCGGCTGAAGCAGTATCTGTTGCCTTTACATCCAAGTCTGTAGGAGTAGTACCGGTTGCCTTTACATAGCCATCGAGTTTGATATCAGTACCATTAAGTACTGGATTAGAATCCAAACGATGAGTATTGATAGTATGAGCATTGGTAGCATCAATATTATCCTGCAAAGTAGTATCGGCTTCAGTACGGGCAGTCTCTTCAGCATCGATATTATCCTGCAAAGTAGTATCTGCAGCTTCCCTTGCATCTTCTTCATTATCGATACGAGTACCTAATTCATTGTCTGCATTGGTACGGTCTGTAACTTCTTTATCAATACGTGCTCCTAAAGCAGTATCAGCTTCGGCTCTAGCCGTTGCTTCAGCAGTAATATTGTCTTGGAGAGTTTTGTCAGCAGCTTTTCTTTCTGCAATCTCAGTATCGATACGAACTCCCAGTGCAGCATCAGCAGCAGTTCTTGCAGCTTCTTCTGCATCCAGGGCATCTTGAAGAGCCTTATCTGCAGCTTTTCTTTCTTCCCTTTCGGTTCCCAGGTCTGCAGTATTCTGGTCAATTTTACCTTCCAACCGAATATCTTCTGCCTTACGAGCAGCAATCTCGGTTTCAAGTAAAGCCTTAATTTCCAAGTAAGAACCAGAAATATTATTCTGAATGCTTTGAATCAATTCCAAGTTTCTTTGGATATTGGCAGCATTCTGAGTAATAAGAGCATCTTGGTTATTTGCTCTTGCCAACAGTTCAGTACGAGTTTCAGTAACATAAGTTCTTAAATCCTCTACTGTCTTAGTTAAAGTAGTACTCAAAGTAGTAAGCTTGGCATCTAAAGCAGCATCACCTTCAACTCGTTTTTCAGTTTCTGTCTCAATCTTCGTAGTTAACTCATTTAACTTCTGAGTCATGGTTGTTGCGAAGTTGGGGTCATCACCAAGAGCCTTGGCAATTTCCTCAAGTGTATCCAATACACCCGGAGCAGAACCAATTATTTTCTGGATTGCAGCTTCTACTTCAGCTTCGGTTTGGAATCCTGAATCATTCAGAAGTTCAGAAACTTTAGTTATATAATTAGCATGTTCTTCAATACCGTTAAGTTTATTCAGAAGAATATCGGTAAAGTCGTTTGAAGAAAGTACTTTGCCATCTACTTTATCTACCTTCTTAGATTCAAGACCTTGGATAGCAGTTGTACGATTAGATACTTCTTGGGCAATTTTATTATCTAATAAGGTATCTGCATTGGTACGGTCTGTAACTTCTTTATCGATATTTACCTGAAGAGCAGTATCACCTGCTAAACGAGCATTAGCTTCATCGGAGATATCCTTAGATAAGCCATTTACTTCGTCTTTATGATTTGCTATTGCAGTATCCAAATTGGCCTGTATAGCATTCTCTCTAGCGGTTGCTCGGTCTTTCTCAGTATTGATTGCTACCGTATTAGCCTCTACCTTTGTTTTAAGTTCATCTACCTTTTCATTAGATTCCTTCTTTAGGGAATTAATCTTCTCTTCTAATAAAATATCAGCACCTCTCCTTTCATCTATCTCTCCATTAATCTTATTAGTAAGGATAGTTAATTGCCCACCAACTTCAACCGTTAAAGTTTGAATCTTGCCGTCTATAGCAGTTTCCAATGCAGTATCTGCAGACTTACGGTCTCCAATTTCCTTATCCAGGTTTACTTGAAGGATTTGGTCTGCTGCCTTACGTTCAGCTGTTTCTGTACCCAAAGCAATGTTGGTAGTATCAATACGAGAACTCAGATTACTGTCGGCATTGGTACGGTCCACAATTTCCTCATTAACCATGTCCTTAACTTCTTTGTAGTTATCGGCAATGGTTTTATTCATGGCAGTGATTGCCTCAGAGTTCTTTGTGATATTTGCTTGATTAGTAGCAATAGCCGTAGTATTAGCATTTACCTGAGCAGTCAATTCGTTCTTAACCGTATTGATAGCATCCTGCATTGACAAAGCCAAATCCGAAACTCTCTGAGTAAGAGCAGCAATATTATCGGTATGGGTTTTATCGGCATCCTTTCTATCTACGGTTTCTTTATCAATATTTGCCTGCAAGATTGCATCGGCATCTTTACGGTCTTGGATTTCTTTTGCCAAGTTATCCTTAACTACCTGAAGAGCAGTATCTCCGGTTGCAGCCGAGTTATCTACATACTCCTTAAGTTCTTCCTTAAGAGCAGCATCTGCTTCCTTACGTTCTACAACTTCTTTATCAATGTTTACCTGCAATGCAGCATCGGCAGCAGTACGGTCTTCAATCTCCCGATTTACCTTTTCTGTGATTGCTGCCAACTTCTTGGTAATAGTTGAAGCAAAGTTAGGGTCATCGCCTAATGCCCTAGCAATCTCTTCCAGAGTATCGAGTACTTCTGGTGCAGAACCAATAATCTTTTCGATTGCAGCCTCTACTTCTGCTTCAGTCTGATAACCGGCATCATTTACCAATTGTGATACCAAGGTAATGTAATTAGCATGTTCCTCGATTCCATTTAACTTGGCAAGCAAGAGGTCTGTAAAGTCATTCTTGGTTAAAGAATAACCTTCTCTTTTATCTACCTTCTTGGAATTAAGGTCAGCATCTGCAGCAATACGAGCTTCCTTCTCTGCTTCAATTGCAGCAAGTACATCAGACTTATCACCATCAGTCTTTTCACTTAGGGCAGTTATCTTCTGGTCAAGGATTTGGTCCTGAGCAGTACGAGTTGCAGCTTCAGAATTAATATTAGTCTGAAGAACTTGGTCTGCAGATTCCCGAGCTTGAGCCTCTTTATCAATGTTTACCTGGAGGGTATTATCTGCATTGGTACGGTCAGCAACCTCTTTGGTAATTGAATTCTGAAGAGTTTCATCGGCAGCTTTACGATTTACTACCTCATCAGAAAGTTTACTTTCTAAGGCAGCATCACCAGTTTGACGATTAGTGATTTCTTCAGTGAGTTTCAACTGAATGTTTGCATCTGCATTTGCTCTCAATTGGGCTTCTGCAGCAATGTCTTGTTTGAGCTCTGCCTTATCATTGATATGCAATGTATTCAGTTGGTGAATACTTTCTGATAAAGCATCGTCAGCCGTTTTACGAAGCTCAGCTTCTTTATCTACCAAGTCTTTAGCATATGCCTTAGCTTCTGCCAATGAACCAGTAGTTTCATTTCTGAGGTCTGCAATGTCAGCAGTATTCTTATCGACTTTTGCTTCTATCTTATCTATCTTATTGATAAGGTTAGTAACTGCAGTGTCGATTTTATCATTAAGTAAATCCACTGCCTTAATGAAATTAGAGTTAACCTCACTAATTTGGGTACTCAGTTTCCCTTCCTCCTCCTTAGCTCGGTTAACTTCATCTGTCAGTGCATTACGTAAATCCGTTAATTTGTTGGTAATTGTAGTAGCAAAGTTGGGGTCATTTCCCAATGCTTCTGCCAATTCCTTTAATGTATCAAGTGCATCATCGGCACCATCAATCAAATCACTGATAGCTTGTCTTACCTGTTCTTCAGTTTGGAACTTAGTATCATTCTCCAACTGAGAAAGCTTAGTGATGTAGTTTGCTCTTTCTTCAATGCCTTCCAGTTTCTCTTTGAGTTTATCCGTGAAGTCATTTTTAGATAAGTCGTATCCTTCTCTCTTATCTACCTTATTGGCAATAGAAAGAACGAATGCCCAGAACTCATTAATAGTTCCAGCAAACCCAGCCTTTACGAAGTCATCAAAATAACCTTGTAAAAGTCTTTGGTCAATTTCTTCATTTGTGTAATACTTACTTACGTACATATTGTTATTATTTTAAGGATTGATTACTTGCTTACCACAGAAGAAGTCAGAATTCTTATCTCTGAATGGTTCTCCTTCTTTTCCACAGAAGGCATTCATTGGAATATCTGGATGTTCTGGGTCTGGGTCTCCCCCGTCTTCAATATCACCTCTGATTATTGCATAATCTGGGAGTTGATTGATACGGAATTTTATCACCTGGCCAATACCCGGATGAGGTATTATCTTATCCCAAACTTCTCCAAAGTAATCTTGAAAGCAAGTAACAAACTTACCTCCAGTCATAGACTGGAATGTGGTAACGTCTAAATTACTTTTCTTACTTTCAATATGTACTCCAGATGTACCGTTCAAGACAATCAGGTTACTATCAAACCAAATACCGTTTCCGGTATTAATTGGTTTCCATCGTAACATTAACATCTTTGCCATATACTTTTCAATTTTATTCTACGAATTGTATTTTGGTATCTCGGTCCCTTTTTAGGATAACCATGAAGACTAATGCTTCATCCTTGGCTTGGGCAACTTGTGTATCTCCCGAAGGTTTATAAGTGATACCATTAATTACAAATCTATCTTCAGACCAGTTAAAATCCCAATAGCCTTCTGGAGTTAAATATCCCAGTTGTTCTATATATGATTTAGTAACCAGTATTGATAAATTCTCATCATCGAGTTCTCCAGTTACTGTTGCCTTATTAATGGGCCAGTTTCTGAAGGCATTGTAATAACATAATGCCTCGATTGGTATATTATAATATTTAGGGATTTCATCTTCTCCATGACTTAGGAGTTGATTTACATTCTTTGCCCAAGTTATAGTTTGCCTACCAGCATCTATATCCAAGAAATCATTTATAATCTTCTTGTATCTATCCCAAGACCGGTTCTTAACCAATCTATGAGGAGTCTTGGTCATCGTTTTCTAATTAAGGTTCTACCATTACGTTTTACTGGAGAGCTGGGGTTTGGCCCATCTATTAATCCAGGTCTTCTTCTGTCTACTACTCTTGGAACTACTACATGACTTGCTTGGTCACAGAATGGTAAGTAGATTTCCAATCGTCCAGCTAACATACAAAGGTTTTTTCTTAACTCGTCTATGATACCACCAGGTTGCATTGCTTGAGAAAATGTTTTCCATAGGGAAGATGTTGCATCGGCAAGTGTATCATAGTACTGTACTTCAGTAGGCCCAGTTGTGATTTGTTTGATTCTATCACCTCGAGCTTGTTCCGGTTTAGAAGAACCATCACCAACTTGTTCTTTGGTTGAAGTAAGTTGACTTAGGTATTCTCCTGTACTTGTTAATAAATTAAGGAGCTTAACATTGAGATAATCCCATGCTGCCAATTCCATAATTAATTGGTTTTCTAGAGCTTCATACATTAACTCATCATTATATTTATCCAGTGGGATAATATGATTTACTAGCGGTTGGATATATAACTGCCATTTAGTTATGTACATTGCTTTCTCTTCTGATGACATACCATCTGAGATTTCTGAAGGAATGTAATAATTGATTAGGTTATATATACTATCGGTTAATGTAGTTTTAGACTCGGTATTTACAATTACGGTTTTAGTTGCATTTAAGTTAAGTCCTTCGGAGTTCGTTATGTTCAACGCTACTGTATAGAATCCGGACTTTTCATAAGTATAAGTAGGTTGTTTAACATCATAAACGGACCCCTTATCATCACCAAAGTCCCAGTCAAAAATGGCCTTGGCTGGGACTTTGGTTAATACTCTAAATGAAACTTCCAGACCATTCGCAATAGCTACAAAGTCTAGATTGTCCATGGTATCTTATTTTTTAGATTCTTCGAACTCTTCCAACAGAACCTGAATCAGAGTTTCAACTGTATCACCTTTGTCGGCAACAATTTCGTGACGAGCAGCGATAAGGGTTGCTTCTTCGAGAGTATAGGCTTTGGCAATCTTTTTGATTTCCATACCTTTTTCGAACTGAGCATTCAGTTTCTTTTCCAACTTATCGATGTCATCATTGGAGTATTTGTCGACAGCTTTCTTATCAAGAACCAAACGCAGGTGACCTGAATTCAAAGCCATCTGAATCTTTTTAGTTCTGTACTGTCGAGCACTCAATTCTTTTTCTTCTCCTCTACAAATTGTAATACCTGTAGATTGGTCATGGAAGCTGTAAGCTTTAGCACCTACAGTTACTTTATATTTATCCATAATTTTACTAAGTTTTTAGATGTTTAAAATTAGGGGTAGGTCCTCGCAAAACCTACCCCATCAAGAAATGGAATTATTTGTAAAATAAACCAGGTGTATTATTACTCAAGGTTAACCAAGAGATACGGGTCAATGTTCATAAATTCGGGGAATCCAAATTCTGAGAACTTCTTCTCTGCAGACAGAATCAATGCAGCATCCTGATACATCTTAGAGAAGCCTGTAGTCAGAGTAGCATAGATTGCCTGAGTCTGATTTGATACGATTCTTTCTGATTCAAGCATCAACTGTTTTGCAGTCAGTTTAATCAAAGCAGCAGTTGTATCAATCAACAGCAAACCTTGGTCAGGTGTTCCCGGGTGAATATAGAAGTTAGCATTCTTAGGTACCGGAGACTTCACGTTCAGTGTAGCTTCAGTTGTACCAGAATGACGTTCTTTGAATTCCGGCAAGTTCAGCATTTCGATTGCCTGGTCTTCACCACCAATCATAGTAGTAAAGTTACGTCCCATACGAGCAGCTCTTACCCAGATATGTAGCAAGTCTTTGTAAGTGATACCATTCGTAGTTTCATATACACCGATAACCGGAGCAGATTCTGAACCATCAGGTTTGTTACCGTTGATAACAACATCCATTGCCAGAGTATCCATTGCATAACCAAGCTGAACACCGAAGTCACGAAGGTAGATTGCCAATACATCCAGAGATACGTAGTTACGAACTTCATCAGTAAGTTTGAATCCCTTACCAATTTTGAAGAGACTTACTGATTTCTGTCCAAAGCTTACATCTCCCAATGGGATAGTTTCTGCTTCGTTAACCTTTGCAGGTGCAGCATCGGACATATTAATCATCGGCATGATTGCGCTAAGACCACTGATTGACTGGTCAGATGCAATAATCTCCGGATAGAACGGAGCTTGACGCATACCAAGAGTGATAGCAGAACGAATGATTTCCGGAACAATCCAACGAACATCTTGCTGAGGCATCGTGAAGATGTTTTCCATTGTGTCGATTTTCGGATTGATATCCAACTTCTCGAACAATTCATCTTGGGTAATACCCCATTTACCAGTGGTAAGTTCACCTAATGTGATGTCCACAGGTTTTTTGTTCTGTGAACCTTGACGGTAAGCATCCAACTGCTGTACCATTTGAGGAAGTTCTTTTGCGAAGTCTTCTCTCTTCAATTTTGAAATATCAACTTTTTCCATGTTTCTTCTTCTCTTATTTAATAAGTACTTGAATTACCTCGTTTGCCTCATCTGCAGGTGTGATGGCAATGAAAGGTGTAGCATCTGTTGACTGGTTTGCTTTTACAAATCGGCCGTTCAGTAAGTCACCAGAGGGAACTACATATCCTGCTTTTAAGTCAGCAGCATTAGATACCCAGTTACAAATCATGTAACCTTCCACAGCAACAGTTACCTCTACTGGGAATTTGTTCTGTGCCTGGTAAGCAGGATTTACATTGTCGGTTACTGCCACTCCGATATATACCTGAGTAGATTCAGTGTAAGGTTCAATTAAACCGTCTTCTCCAAGAGCTACCGGCATACCTTGCAAAATTGTTTCACCATCTTTTACACAGAAAGCTTGGTGCAATTTGTGTGATTCACTTTTGTAAATCACCGCTCTTGGGGTCTTTTCCCCAAACAGCGTCATTGGCTGGTCTTTGTTTACGATTTTAGTCATAACAGTGATATTTATCGATTATTACTTGAATTTCTTCTTATACAAGTCTTCGAGGGTTTCCGAAGTAGACTTGGCTTCTGCATTCGAAGTAGTTGCAGGTTTCTGAGTTCCAGTCTTTTTATCAGTCTCTGCAACAGAAGAAGCACGGCTTACATCATGAGAACCACAGCTTGCACATACCATTGGGAATTTTTCTTCCAGACGACTCTGATAATCCTTAGTTAAGGAGATGAGAGTAACGATGCCAGTAGTTTCGGCATTCAACATTGTAACAATAGTTTCATCGGCTTTGTCACCCATCAACTTCTTGTAAGTAGTAACAGCATTTTCACGGAGAGAAGCAATGTGATTCTTTCCTACAGTTGCCATTTCCTTCAAGTTTGCAACTTCTGCATTCAGGTTGGTAATCTGTTCTGTAAGAGAAGATTTCTCTGTAGTAAGATTATCTACCGTTGTCTGAAGACTGTTTTTGGATGATACCAAGCTTTGAATACAAGAAATAACTTCTTCCTGAGTCATTTCTTTGCCCTCTGCCAGAGATAACATGTTATCTCCGAAAAGCTTTTCTAAAAATTCTTGCAATTCTTTGTTCATATTTTCTTTATTAGGATTATGATTTTCTTGGGTACCATTATCATTAAAAGAATCTGGAGTATTGTCCTTTTCTTGGAATGAGTTGAAATCCGTTTTGTAGTCAGTAAAGAAGTACTGTTTGGACTTGTCATCCCGATATTCCTCATAAGAAGACCAGGTTCTTTTTGCAAAGGTTGGATTAATGATTTTACCATCTTCACCAATCTTTTGAGCAAATGAATCAGCTCCATGAGATACCAGGGATGTTTCCATATATCGAACTACCTCAGTAACTATTCTACGAACCATTTCACCTTTAGAGTCATAAGTACCAAGTTTTTGATAGAATTCACCATCTTCCATTCCTGGGTGTGATTTATCCCACTTAAACTGTACTGTTACCGAGTTACTATGAATTGAAGGAGGTTCCATGAGAATACCTCTAGCAATTCTTGGGTTAGCTTTACCATCAATCTTCAAAATACCGTTGATACCTGCAGGTATAGTAAAGCTTCCATCCTTATAAGACTCCTGCCACATTACTTGAGATACAGCTCCAATTGCATTACCAATATTTGTTTCATGGTCGCAATTTACTGTTTGCCCGAGTAACAGTTTCATGGAAGCCTTAAGTACTCCATTCTGACCAAAGTCAGTAGGATTCCAGTTCTTGGATACAATCGTTTCAGAAAGTAACCTAAACATTGGTTCTATGAACTCTTCGTCCTTCGGAGTAAGTTCCGATTTATCAAGGTTTGGATAATAGGTATTATAATCTATATCTCCTCCCCAAAATCCAAATTGAGCAATGGTATCCGGTGTCGGAGTCTTCCATTTGTAATAATTCTCTGAGAAAGCCTGGGCTCCAACTGCTTCTGGGATATACCCAGCCATAATGGTATGACCCTGGCCAATCACCATTGAATCAAGATGCTCTTTGTTTCTTTTAGTAAATTTACTCATCTTGCTTTTGTATTTTGGTCTCCACGAGATGGAGCCGGATTAGTTTTATCTCTTGACCTACGAGCAGATTGATTTTTATCATCTTGCCTTTGCTTCTTCTTAGTCCCTTCTTGAGGATCTGAGTTACCGCCTTTAGCAAATTGGTCCTCAAGTGAAACTCTTGGTTCATTCTCATCAGGAGAATCATAACCCATTGCCCAAGCATATTGGTCTTGGCTAATGATACCAGCCTTATATAATAAATCCAGGTTTTGGATTTTATACTGAAGACCTTGTTGAACCTTAACTTCATCAGAGATAGTTGAAGTTCCCCATGATATCTTTATTCCCTTATTATCAAAGCCTGCCAGACGCAGTTCTAGAGAATAAAGAAAATCCAATACATAAGTTACAAGCATTTGGATATTTTTTAACTGGCTGATTAATTTAGACAGCATTATACCCGTTGCTCCCTCTCCCGTTGTTGAACTAACTCCAATAAGATTTCCATTAACTCCCAAACCATTTGCAACTGATTGCTGATTCATGTTCCAGGGTTTCTCAATATTACCAAGCTCCTTGGTAGTTGAATTGAGTTTAAACTCATGGTCATCAATATAACCTGTTACTATTCCGTCCTTCATGCCATTACGAAGATTTCTTTTCAAATCCTTTAGTGTACGTTCAAGACGATTCTGGTAAGCTTGTAAGCTTTCATTAGGATTCTGGTCTGGTTTAGTCATCTTAGCTTCCAAGAATCCTACCATACCAACCATCTCCATTATGTGTTTGAAGTTAACCTTCATATCATGTTGACCTTTTAATGAATCCAATGCTGCCATAAAAGGAGGAATCCCATAAGGTTCATCGGTATCATTAAACATACCAGCATACACATAAGTTTCTGGGTTTAGTTTGATATAATCTTGGTGCTTAACAAAGTAATTCTTATTCCTCTGGTAAGGAGAATATACTCCATTGTTCTCCCTTTTGAAAACAATGTTCTCTGGTCTAAGGAATAAGACTGTATCTAAACCTTCTAGCCTATCATTTGGAACTCCTTCAACAGATATAGCTCCACTAACAAGGCATTGTACAATCATCTTATTAACTAGACCGTCTATACCAGCAGTATACCTGGACCATTTCTTTGTAGCTTCGGTAAGATGTTTTCTCATCTTATCTGCTTCGGCATCTGAATTATTTGGGAATGTTACCGTATGACCTGTGTTTGCCAACTTAAACATATCCTGCAAAGCAATGCCCATATCCGGATTTACCTTATATAAATCACGAATCAAAGGGATTACTTCAACACGAAAAGAAGGATCTACCATTACGGTCATCCCTTTCAGAGTACTGAGTAAAGAGTTATCTTCATCTACTGATACTCTACCAGGAGATATAGCAGCAGCTTTTGGCTTGCTTGGCTCCTTGTTTGATTCAGGAGGTGGGTCTTTCTTTCTACCCCAACTCCAATTAAAATTGAGCTTTTTCATTTCGGTTGTACTATTACGTTAGTTTTTCCTTTTCTTATGTGATTACAGATTGCTTTACCGAATATAGAGTCATCTGCATATACATCCCCCTCTAGGTCTACATCTACTGTAGAATTATTAGCTCTATGCTTACCCATTGCAACTGGCCTACCTAAACCATCATATATGAAGGTATATGCTTCTTGAACAAAGAAAGGGTCTTTAACAGTAATATTATCTTCTCGAATATCCTGTTCAAGTCCCTCTACAATAACAGAACGGTTCTTTTGTGTAGTTAACCATCCTGGAGATTTATCTACCTCAGGTCTAGATTTACCTTTCTTCTTAAGCATTTTCTGATAATAATACAGTTTAGGATAACCTTCAGTTTGAAGAGCAGAAGTTACTGCTAATCCAACATCATTGGATTCTGGAGCAATGGTAGCAAAGTTAAACAAATGCCCTGTATCTCCAAGTAACCTTGCATACTTATCCACTGAAAGTCTACCTTTGAATACTGCTTGTTCTTCTCCTTGTTTATCCATGCAAGTAAATGCAGAGTAGTCAGAAGACCTACCAGTTGAAACGTCAGCACCAATGAAGTATTCCTTATCTGGTTCTGGGTCTAAGAATTGCCGATACTGACCATTAAACCTTTTCTTAATAACCGGATAATCACTAAGACAGTCTTCGATAGCTTTGATATCAGCTAAGTCGAAGACCGTATTTCCGGATGATAAGAAGTCACCATCGATTTCTTGTGCAGTTCTTTTTGTTCCAAGAGCAGAAGACATTTCATTGTACCAATTGATGTCTCGTTCTGGGTGCATTTGCCAATACAATCTAAGTGGGTTAAATGGATTCCCACCTGCAATAGCATCAACCCAAGTAGAGTGGTAAAAGTTACCAACTCCATAAGGAGTGGAATTGATGATAGCAGCTCCACCAGTGGAAAGAGTAGGAAAAGCGGCTGCCCAAATCTGGGCTGCCCATCTAACTACTGCTGCTTCATCAATTACCAATAAGGATAGAGATTCTGAACGACCAGCTTCTGAAGACGTTGGGATGGATTCTATGAATGAGCCATTATCGAACTCTATCATTGATGCAGAACCATATTCTCCCGAACGACCATTTATAATCGGTGTCTGTAAATACCATGGCAGGTTTTTGTACATGAACTTAATTTTCTTAAGTACCTTCTTTGCTGTTGTGTCCTTGATTGAGATAATGTTAATCTTCTTGTTAGGATGATACATTGCCAACCATAGGCAGTACATAGAAATGAGCTCCGTAATACCTGCCTGCCTGAACTTAAGCAGAATATTGAAACGTTCTTTTACGAAGTTATACAGAACCGATTTTTGATACGGGTAAAGTTCAAATCTTACCTTTCCCCTCATAGGGTGTATCACATAAGTGAAAAGGCTAAAGTAAAAAACATCATTACTAACCTTAGCAAGTGTTGCTAGTTCTTCCCTTGTGAGAGCAGATGTGTTAGTTTCTATGTTAATCTTCTTTGCCATAATCAAAAGTTATATGTTACTGAAAACTCTAAGTCAGCTTTTATTCCCGAAAAGAACTTCGGATAATGAAAAGCATTTATACCGAGTTTATAATTGAAATTAGTAGTCTTGATTGAAAGGCCTGTCCCTATGTCTAACATTTGATTAAAGACCCTATATTTACCATAAACGTATGGACTTAGAGTTAGTTTTCTAATTCTTTTTTGAGTTAATTGACCTTCATACCAATTGTACTTATACTTACCTAAGTCCATGTTAAACATTCTCGTTGAATAGGAGTTTGTTTCTTTGTTGAATAAACTTAGATTCAATTGGTTTTTATCCAAGGTAAATTGGACCAAAGAATCTTCTCTACTAATCCTATTCGAAGTAACCGCTGTTGAATCAGAAGCCTGGGGTTTAGTCGAATTGCTACTGTTTCGATAGAAGTCGTAGAGAAGAATTCTCTGGGGCTGAACCAATTGTGTATATGGTGATTGGGGCTTGAAGTTCTCTTTCAGTTTGATTGTATCAGGAATGCCAATGACCGATGAATCAGGAAGTTGTCTGATATATGAATTCAGTTTGTAATTCCTGAAGCAAAGGTAAATAGTAAATCCTAGTAGCAAAAGGAACACAAAGTTCTTCCACTTGTTTTTATCTGTTTTCATCATCACGAAAAATTTAATTATTACTAACTATCGGTAATCGCTAAGCGATTACCTTTTATCGAACGTAGTGAGATAAATTTCCTATATCCTAAAACATATATCCAATATCTACTACAAACAATAGCTATATACGCATATAAAAATATAGATATATATACGTAGTATATTATATATCTATATTTTTCAAAGGGCGGTTTGGACTAATATATACTTTAGTATATATTAACATTGAAGTGTACCTAGACCCTTTTGATACATTTTTTGAACCAAATACCAACTTCATATACCGAACCTTTGGCAATTGTATACCTTGCCTTGTTTAACCAGTAAAGGTAATTCTCTTGGTCAATGTAAATCTTAAACTGTTTAGGAAATCCCATGATTGCCTTGAAATCATTAATCCCAAGAGGATACCCATCAGGTCTAAATTGCCTATCTGCAGGTCTTAAAGTTAGAGGTGGTTTATCTAACTCCAATCGATATACTCCTGGGAGAGTACTCATCTTAGCAGTTTTAATGGGCCATTTCTTCTCGTTCTTGAAAGCACTATTCCATAATACTTGAATCTTCTCAACAGTCAGATTCTTCTTTTCTGGAAGCTTTCGATAGTCATACATTGCAAGGGTCTTTTCTATCGGGATGTTATAATTACTCCCGTAAGGAGATACAAAGAGCAAATCTCTAGTAAGTTTTGGAGTTTTTACTTGGAATACTTCATTAAAAGCATTCAAGTATTTCTTACCGGTTTTCTTATGCACTCCAATGATGATTAAACGTTTCCTTGATACTTGGGAGTTCCCATAGTCAGAAACTGACCTTTCATGAAAAATAAGTTTATAGTCCTTAAAGGCTTCCTGGAGGTATTTATTGGGTAAGAGAGATAGCAAACGAGGCAGGTTTTCAATAAGAAAAATCTTAGGCTTGTAATAATTGATTCCCTCTATTACTAGATTTAAACTTCTGTTATCTTTGGGTTTACCCAATTCTTTAACTTTTGAAAGCCTCATAATGGACGATGCGCCGCAATCCGGGCTTGATATTATTATATCTACTTTCTCATCAAACTCTTGTAAACAGTATCCTTTATAGAACGGTACATCCTTAAAATTAGCCTTCCATTGCTCTTCTCCGGGAGTATGGAATATTCCTCGAGGTTCTATATTCCCTAATAGGTGCTTCCTAAAAGGGAAGAGCAGACCGCCCTGGCCTGCACTTATCCCTAATACATTCATTTCTTGTAGCTTCTAAGTTTTACATACTTAACCCAGGAATAATGTTTACGTTTCCTGATATATTCCAGGTCGTGGTCATTGTTATGGGCTTCTTCCTCGAAGCTTACATCATGGTATCTTTCGCTTTGTTTGTTCCACTTAGCAAAGAACATGATAATTAAGTACTCGATTGCATACCATAAGTAGTAGAATATCCACAACATCTCTTGCATTTGCTTGAGATGAATGTGCTCATGATTGTAATCATAGGTGTCAAACTTAGCACCTTTTCTCACAAAGACAATTCCGAATAAGTTCATTGCCTTGTATCCCTTAAATGGGATGAATTTGTTGTAGATTACCTTCATTATATCTTGTTTTTAAAGTTTTCGTAAGCGTTTTTTAACTTCTGGTCATAGGCATTTTCAGCATAACCAGGACCATTATACTTCCGAGCAAAGCCTGCCCAGTCATGT